GACTATCTCGAAAGAACTGTAAGCTCCTGTCGTAAAGATGCCTGAGCTTGCTATGACGTTACTAGAAGCTGTGACTGAACCTAGGTATGTATAAGCCGAAGCTGCCGGAGCAACCCACGTGCCGTCGCCGCGCCAGAACGTCGTATTACTTGCGTTACTGCCTGAGTTAAGACTAGCTACCGGGACTGCACCTGTGAAGCTTGTTCCTTGGACTGTACCTGTCGCAGTGATGTTGCCTGTTAGATTTACGTTACCGCTGACACCAACTCCGCCAGCAACAACTAATGCTCCAGTACTTGGAGTTGTGGAAGAAGCTGTGGAAAGAACAGAAACTTGTGAATTACCGAGACTGGTAGCGCTGTTGACAGACACAACGAGAGAGTTATTACCCGTAGCTCCGATTACGGTCAGCATCGGGTTCTGTCCGTGGTCTGTGATATCAAACGTCTGGTTAGTTCCTGTTAAAAACAGGATTGTGCCTCCTGTCGTTTCTTTCATAGATCCGTCGGCAGACCCGCTAGAATTTGAAAAGTATAGAGAGTTGTTGTTAGCTACAGTAAGTGAAGTTAGATTAAGAGACGTAGCTGTCGATACAGTTGCAGGAGAAGTGCCTGTTATGACTATGTTAGTACCAGCAAGGACTTCGGAACTCACCGAAGACCACTGGACGTCGTAACTGGTATTACTATGCTTAGACAGAACTTGGTTGGTTGAGCCTCCTGAAGGGATGGCGTTGATGACACCAGAGGATGTGAAGTTAGCCAGGTCTTGTAAACGAAGCGGGCTGTTAGCTCCGACAGGAGCGGGCAGGTTGATGATGTTGTTGGAGTTCATGTCCAACGTACCGTGCATCTGATCACCCGTGGTGTTCAGAGCAGTCGTGAAACCACCTTCTATGATAGCGCTGTTCTGGTTGATCTGCGTTATCGCGGTGTTCTCGTTCTGCAGGTTAACTAGGGTATTAAGACTGACGTCGATAGTCATTACACATTCCCCGTGATCGTGGTGTGTGAGCCGGTACTAGAATTAACGACAGACACGCCATGGACTATGTTGTTGACGACGTTTATGTAGTCGACACCTGCAACCTGGATGGAAGACACGCCGGGTACGATGTTGTTGCCCGACACGACGCAGTTAATCGACGACGTCCCTAGTATGATTGCGTAGGAATTAGTCGCGGTGTTGGCGTATCCGTTGATAAAATTGTCCGTCACAGTCTGGTTAGAACCGTTAGTATATATGGCTACGCCAGCTATGTTATTAAAAGTATTCTGAGATATGACAGTACCAAAGTTCTGAGTACCTCCTTGGGCAGCCGATATGCCGTAACCCAAAGACGTAGAGCCGTTACCGAATATGCCGTTAAAGAAGTTCCCTGTTATTACCGTCATAAACGTAGAGGCAGTCAAAGCTACTCCAGCGCCTATGCAGTTACTTATGTTATTCTCAGACAACTTGACCGTATTGCTAGTGCCTATCTGGACGCCGTACTGACACGCCCCAGTTATGTCGTTGCCTCGCAACCAAGAGTCTGACGCACAACTAACCTTGACGTAGTTGTTTCTACACATATACAACCACTGTGCGGTTCCGTCTGTCGTGGCTGTATTAAAGACAGTGACTCCAGGGCCACTGCCGGTGGCTGCAGAAAGACCTCCGACAGAACAAACCAGATATCCACCATTACTCTGTACTACAGTACCTGTAGAATAACTGGTGTTGTTAGCCCAGTTGTTAAACCCAGAGCCTGCTGTGTAGTTAGTCAGAGACGGGTTGTTAAGCAGACAGTTAGTGATAAACGCCGTACCGTTAATCCCTACGGTACCATACATGTCTCCGATCTGGACTTGGTTTATGTAACTATCACCAGACTGACAGTTAATGCCGTTATAGTAATTACCGAAGATACAATTACTTACAAACAACGAGGCTCCAGCGGTGTTAGTGCTGTCTATGATATACCCACTTGTAGGTATACTGCCACTGACGTTATACACCTGAAGGTCTACGAACCTAGCACCTGCGTTAGGACAGTAGAAGACGTCTCCTGATGTCTGATACGGTAGTATCTGTGAAGAATTCTTTCCGTCACCTCGGACTGAGACGTAAGCCGGGACAGTCAGGGTAGAACTTACTTTGTATTTACCAGGAGGGACGTAGACTACTCCTTGTAGAGAGCTGGCTGCATTAAGGGCAGTCTGGAAGGCTGTAGTACAGTCGGTGACACCGCCAGCCACCGCTCCGTATGCAGTTATGTCATACCAAGGATTAGGTCCTGAGAAGGCAGCCGATCCGGTGAAAACAAGACTGCCTGATATGGTGGCAAAAGTATTAGTGCCGGAGAAGGTGTTATTGCCGGAGTCTGTCTTGTTGGCATTAAGAAGTCCGACGACAGCCCCTGAAGTTCCTACTGGGGGGACTGTTATAGCTGTCGAGGCTGAAACGATATCCACCAACCTAGCTGGAGAGTTAGCCGTAGCTGGGGCGGGTAGATTTAGTATCTGATTAGAATTCATATCCAGATTGCCCTTCATCTGGTCACCTGTAGTATTAAGGGCAGTAGTAAAGCCTCCCTCGATAGCAGTGCTGTTAGCATTGATATTGGTTTGAGCCGTAGTGGTATCTTGAAGATTACCGACAGTATTGAGAGAGACGTTTATAGTCATTGTGTTCCTTATAGTAGTGGGAGGCCACGTTAAGCAGCCTCCCACAACTAGTTACGCTACGGTAGTGATAGCAGTCCAAGTAGTGCCGCCCGTATTGATATACGCACGGGTACTGACTGTAGTACCACCTTTGTTGAGATACAACGATCCGGTGATGGCAGACAGTTGTCCCGAAGGAGTTCCTGTGCCAGTCCGGATAGTTATAGCGTCAGAGCCGATGGTGATGGCTGCGACAGCAGAAGCTGCCGTTGCAGTCGTAGTACCATTCAGCAAAGTTTCACCAGACGCAGAGCTAAGAAAACTCGTAGCTCCGCCCATGAATGAACTGATGCTCGTACCTACTGCCCCGACACCGGCTGCGCCGGTTGCGGAGATTTGGATGTCACTCACGACGAGAGTATTGCCGACTAGATCAACATTCTGAGCCATTCAATCCTCCTTACTGAGTGATGGTGCCAACACCATGGTAGTAGATACGCACCTTGACCTGACCTGTCGCCGTAGAGACACCAGACAGGTATGCGGTGATGTAACCACCAACAGAGTTAGTACCACTCGTGTTTGTGTTCCACTGAGTGTTGTAGTAGCCGATAAAGCCACCGCCTGAGGCAGAACCCGCCGTGTAAGTCACGAGGGCGCCTGCTGTAGTCAGGACGGTAGAAGTAGCAGCCGCTACGAAAGCGGTAGCACCGCCAGTCGGAACCGTAGAACGGTCGTCCTGGACGAGGCCGACGCTAAGGGCGTTTCCGGTAGCCGAGGATGCAACCTCGGTAACCAGCTCGACCTTCTCAATGAAGAGGTTCTGCCCTTGCGGGAAGAACAACGTGTTAGACACGATATTCGTAGTAGACGTATTAAGACTAGACAGGTTGATGGTAACTTCGGCAAGCCGATTGCTACCATAGCTGAGATAGTCACCGCCCGTTTCCGGTACGGCTTTTGCAGTCCCGTACTGTAGATACAGTCCGTCGCTGTTAGTCCAAGAGCCTGAACTCATATTTGACCTCCTTAGTAAGTCACTACGCCAGTGGCGCAGAGGATGGAGACCATGTTTTCAGGTCGGTACAGCTTGAAGCCCCACTCAGAAATCGTGAGATACTCTTCTTGCTGAAGATCTTTATTGAACTCAGAATACACTGTCGGCATCTGGCGGAACGCGCCCACGACGGGCATTGTGTCGCCACCGGCCGCTGAGAAGAAATAACACGGAGTGGCGGTAGTGACCGACACGGCGTTGATAGTCTCCTGAGCGATTGCAGGCAGGTAGTTAGAAGAATAAAGGTCGTAACCGAAAACGTTCATTTCGAACTTCCAGTCTGACTCCATGCCAGAAACGGTAATGTCTTCCCATTTCTTGTTAGGCGAAATCAGGTTTACGAGGTTCGTTTGCGTCTGCAGGGACCAGATCACTGACGGATCGACGATACCAACCAGATTACGGAGAGGGACGTTAGCTTTCTTCTTCGCGTAGCGAGCAGAAGCTAGGTCAGTCAACGTAAGTGCTTGGTTAGTCCCTTGGGCGACCCAACGGTGGTTAGCACCGTTAATCGCATTCAGGGAGCTGGACGTCTGTCCGGAGTTAATCTTAGACAGGATGTTAGTTTCGACGGCCTCCATGAGAGCACGATGTTGCCGAGGCACGAATGCCGCGACGACGTCTGCCGAGTAGAAACTATCCCGTTTGAACTTCTCTGAGATCGCGTTAGCCGAGTACTTGTAGTTATCGAAGGAGAAGGTAAAGTTACCTGTATCCATCGAATCGTACTTGACTGCAATTCCTTCTACGTAATCGCTAGTCATTGCTTCACCGATGGACGGGATGTTAATCGTTTGTCCATCAGGGAAGTCAGAGAGAATTCGGACCCACTGCATAGCCTTCAGATCATCCAACAGGAGCTCTTTAATGGTACGAGACCATATATTAGTTCGTGTCAGATACTGAGTGTTGGTTGTTTGAAAACCAGCCATGTCAGCTTCCTTTAGTTATCAGGCGTAACCTTAGAGGTTACGAGAATTGAAGTCTCCATCTTCAAACTCAGCTCCTAACGCCTCAGCGTCTTGGAGCATCTGATTCATAATTTTAGGATCGTGATACAGCTTAGGATTTGTCTTCTTCAACTCTTGATAGTACGACCATTTACGCTTCTGTTCTGTCACAGGCTTGAAAGTCCTATTAGTTTGAGGAGGAGCCTGAAAGGTTTCACCTTTGGTTTCGGTAGCACCCAAGGCGTTTAGAACCGCCTGAGGAGCTTCCTTAGCCCATTGGTTGAATCTCTCTGGAGTGAGACCTAAGTCTGTTATCCGTTTACGAACAGCAGGGGCGTAATTCTCCCCGAACTGTTCTTGTAGTTTTGTCCTGACGAGATCGAAGTTAGCGCGTTCTTGGTCTTGACGGCGAATCTTAGTAACCTCTTCGGTAACCAAGTTTCGGATGTCTTCAGGTTTTGCTGTGGGCCGTGGTTCTTCGTTTGACGGTGTTGATTGTCTACTTGCAAGATCGTCCTTCTGTTTCAGAAGGTCTTCCAATGAAGCCCTAGTCTTGTTTTGTTCCATCAGCTCATTATAGGCTTCGAACAGTGAGTCGTACTGTGCGTTCTTGAGTCTGATGTATTCGTCTGATTTAAACTTACCTTTCGCAACCTCTTGTAAGGCTTCGTCTCTGTTCTCTCGGTGGAACTTGCCACCGGGACCGATCAGAGCTTCGAGGTAATCAGACGGCTCCGTCGGGTCTGACGGGAGCAGTGTATCTTCGGTCATTAAATGTGTCCTTCTGTTGGTCCAGATCTATTAGCTTCTTTACGAATTTAAGGGCTGCTTTCTCACCGTTGTAGTGAGCCAGAAGCGCATCCCATCCTGGCTTGGAGTATATCTCGACGCCAGTTTCTATCGAATTAATTACAGTCTCTCGTTCCTCAATGATGTCTTTGAGGCGGTCTAGGATTGACTTAGCTGCCGAGACAGACATTCTAAATCTGTCTTTGGTAGCTTCTTCGTCTAGGTGTTGTGTCCAGATTGAGTACATTACTGAGTCGCTGCGACGCCTCCTGGTGTGGCGTCAGCCGCAGGCGGACGTTTCATGAACTGATCCATCCCTGGCTTAGCCTGGGCTTGTGGTTGTCCTTGATGGTCTAGGTCGAAGTCACCACCTTGGCCTGTAGCTGTACCAATCTGCTTGTGCATCTGTTCTTGCAAGGCCTGCATCTTCATCTGTGCTTCTGCCTGTTCAGCTAGGGCAATAAATGGCGCAATGACTTCGTAATCCTTCAGGTTAAGAACCTCCTCAATGACTTTGGACATCTTGAGTCCAGATACGTGAGGGGAGATCATCTGCATCAACTGAGAATTAGTTAAATTAGTTAGGTTCTGGATAAGCTCTGCCTGTTCTGCGAAGTGTCTCGCAGCAAGAGGCTTAATGCGACCAATCCCGGTGATGTCATCTACAGTCAGTGTTTGAAAGGTCTGGAGCTTAAACTCGTCATCAAATATTGATATCGTCGTAGAGCCTGAGAGATTGCGTTTAGCAAGCTCTAGCATTGCGTTAAGCAACGGTTCTAGAAGTTGCTCTTCAAACTGGTTGATCTTGTTCTGGTAGATACGTGAAGCAGCATTCTCCATACGCTGTACTTCGTATGCAGTCTTCTCACCTGGAGAACGGAAGCCCATGGCTTCTTTGGGAGCACCTGCGAGTTCTTCCATCGTCTGCATGTATCGGACGATGTCTTGATCCATGTTCTGATAGTTGATCTCCGGCTGTCTGATTTCTACATCACCTTCGTCTCCTACGAATATCTTCTCACCCGGCTGCCAGACGTAGTCTTCTACGAATCCCTTGATTACCTGGACAGGGAAGTTACACATATCCCCAGTGTCAGCCTTCTGGTTCTCGATGTGATCCAGACGGTATTGCATACCGATTAGGTTGTCTAACGGACCCATACCCCAGAGATTATCTTGTTTCTTTCTCCAGGGAACATGAAATATAGGGGGATAGCCAAAGAAGCTTGGATTGGGTTTATTTCCAATAAGTTTATGTCGATCCACCACGGTAATGACACGGTTCTTTTCGAAGACGTCGTTGTTGTCGTCATACCAGTCACCATAAAAAGTCAGGACTTCTACGTAGTCTTGAAGGAGGTAGGCTCGGAACGAAGTAAATCCGTCGATGGAATATAGATGGTCTTTCTGTATCCAGTCTCCCTGGAATGTTCTGGCATGAAATCTAATCTCTCGGAGATATCTGTATAACTCTTCATACTCAGCCCTGTTCTCGTCGTTAGACATACGTTGAAGGAGTTCACGCAACTCACCTAGTGAGACGATAGAACGTACCATCTTAGGAGACTGCATGAAGTTCTCTGCAGTAGGGTTCATGACGATATCTAGCGGACTGATACGACGTACTGCAGGGCCTACGTAGCCAGCCTGTGTCTTGCCATCCTCGACCATCACCCGTTGGTCCATCCATTCGACTGTGGCAAAGCAATTACCGAAGTCGATGTAGTCCATAAGTATTTTATCTAGCTCATGCTTGAATGTAGGTTGGTTGATACACCAAGACATGTAGTTTACGATAGCGTCTCGCTTCTGTTGGGAGTTACTGTCTTTGTCGTTAGCTTCCCAGCTTAGCCACTTGCGTTTCGGGAATAACGTTGCCGTGTAATTGGAATATAAGTTATCCCTGATTTGGCAAAGCTTTGGGAGAGTAGTTCTGTTCTTCCATGGTAGACGGACGTTAGTGGTCTGGGTTGTGTCTGTGGCATAGACATACCTACGTACTTCCTCCCATTCGTTCTTCTTAACTTGACGAAGAGTTTCCCACTCAATATACCGTTCGGTTAACCTTGTGGCGAGCATGTCAGGACTTATGACGTCCTTTAGCTCCATGACCTTACCTGTCAAGTCAAGCCACCAAATCTTTTGTGATAGTCATAAACTGGTTCTTTAACCTTGTGTAAATTGAAGAGGTCGATTGGCGGGATAGCGAAGTCTATGCAAGACGCGAGAGCATCTTTGATGTCGTCGTGAGGCGGATTAGTAAACACCAACTCTTCCTCTAGAGACTGACAGTTACCACCTGCGTAGTGCCATATCTGTCTGTTAGCATACCTGGGTTCAAGAGTAGCGTTAATACGCTCTTCTTTAGAACCTTGCCAACGAGAAGGACGAAATTCTTCAATGACTAGAGTGAGACCGTTGGGCCTAACGTAATTGTCTTTTAAATCTTTCACAATCACTTGTTGAGCAACACTAACTTCTGCCCTAATCTTTCGGAAGTTCCACTTCTCGTATAGCTTTAGTATATGGGAGTAATACTCCGATATCTTGTCTGTCTTAAAACGATCTACGTCTAAGACGTAGTAATTCTGTTGTCCATCACAACCGACGACAACAATTGACGAATAGTCCGAGCGTTTTCCAAGACTGTAAGCGAAATCCACGGCGGCGAATACGTTGACTCGTTCACCTTTAAAGTACCATCTTCCGTCTCTTCTGGATAAATAATCTTGATTATAGTATTGGAATTGTTCTCTTTTAATTGGGCTAGAGTCGACGTCGTGAGGATCGTTATAATATTGAGCCCTGAAATGGACTTTGTTAAGGTACTGAGCCTTTTTCCTTGCGAGAATATCTCTATCAAATCCGAACCACTTACCTTCGGCTCCTTGTTGTCTAGGCCAGAGGAACTCTCCTGAGCCGTCTCCGATACTTTCGACTTGTCTTTGGAAGACGTCGAAGAGAGGCGTTGAACTAATCTTGTTACCCAATTCGTCATTGGTTTCTATCTCCATTCCTATAAGGTCGTTATAGAGGTCTTTAGGATGATACCGTGTACCTACGACCAGTTCTCTAGCATTACCTGTCTCGATAGAGGAAAGAAGAGAATATTGGTTCTTGGTTTTCTCACGGCCTTGTTCTATATAAGCGTTAGCCTCGACGACTACGTCGTCCATTATAGCTATGTCACAGTGTAGACCAACAATATTTGAAGTAAGACCAGCAGTGAAAATGCTAGGATCGCGTACAGACCATTCCTTGCGTTTTGGGTGATCAACTGATATTTCCCTTTCAGTCCACTTCTCTCGCTTCTGTTCTTCCTTCTCAACCATCTCTGGAAAGAGAAGTTTGTAGTTGTCTGACGTAAGGATATCCTTAGCCATCTTAAGTTGTTTAGTAGCTAAGTTTGACGTAGAAGATATCAGAAGAATTCTTATTGCGGGGTCTCTGGTAAGCATCCAGGTAGCCCACAAGATAGCTAAATAACTCTTCATATGATCTCTAGGAAGAAGAAGAAGTCTATGCGAAGATCCTTCTTTAGTCATAAAGTTTATGGCTTCTCTGTGAAGATTGCCTAAAACTCTACGAGGATGTACGAAGTGTATGTAAGCCTCGAAGTCCCCTAGAACTTGCTGTCTACGTTCTTCTCTCTGAGCTTCTAACTCAGAAGCTTTCTTACGAGGCACTACGAAGCTACCCAGGATGTTCCGTTAAATACAACAACCACAACAGAAGTTCCACCTCCAGTTAAAGTTCCTAAGAAAGTGGGCGCTAGAGCGTCTGTGACGACAGCCACATCACCTGTGGCTGAGCCTGATAAGGCGGCTGCACTCGAGACTGTGTAAAGAGGAAGTGTGACCGGAGCTGTGTGAGAGACTTTTCGTGTCACAGCCATTATCGTCATAGCTGTGGTTGCTGTTGCTGGCGTAGTCCCGCTAGCTCCTGTAGCACCACCTACTTGAAATACAATATTACCTGAAGTAGTATTACCTGTGCCTAACGAACCTATAATAGCAGTGTTAACACCTGTAATATTAGTTCCTGAGCCAGATTGAAATTGTAATGTTTGAGCAGAAGGTGTAGAAGTCGCTAACGGCCCTATTTGAAATACATTACTTCCTGGACTTAGTATTTGAGTCGAGGAATTCCTAAAGGTAATAACACCTGTGTTGGCGCTTATTGCCACACCGGCAGTAGAGGCTAATACGTTAGCATTAAAAGTTCCCGGAGTGCTTACTTGAGAAGCAACTGTTATGCCGTAATCTAATTTATTAACACCGTTTATACTTATACCAAACCCTGTAGAGCCTGAGCTATAAAATCCAGTAGATGCACTTCCAACTCCTATAGAAGGTCCTGTGACTGTTCCTGAGGAAGTGACAACCAGAGTGCTTACTGACAAAGCAGTAGACACCGCTGTAGTTCCACTACCTACGGTCAAACCTGAACCTATTGAAACAATCCCTTGCGCACTCGTAGTCGCCACGGGAAGAACAGCAGTAGACAGAGTTCCAGTAGTAACAGAACTGGCGTTAATACTTATGGTTGGTATTTGAGACGAAGCTAAAGAAGTTGTGATAGAACTCGCAGCTATGTTAATAACTGGCACTTGGGAAGAAACCAAAGTAATAATAGGACTTACAGTCGTAGCTACCTGACTGTAAGTAACCAACATATCCGTACTTCCACTCAGCACCGACACGGCGTAATCAGTAGTGGCCGGGTTAGGCGTAGTCGTAGTTATCTGAGATAGTTTACTTGTGGCTGTCATTGTTCCTGAATATAAAAGGTTACACCGTCTTCAGCGACGTAGTAGGTTATTGCGTCTTCAGCTACATAAGCATTAACTGGAGTTGTTCCACCTGTGCTTGTAGACGAGACTAAAACAAGATCTAAGAAACCTAGGTGACTAAACCTGCTATGACTGGAGAACACTTTGGATCTTAGCCAGACGTGTGTCTAAAGTCTTCTGGGTTTCGTCTACCTTAGCACGCTTGGTGTTAAGCTCAGACTCTTTAACACTAAGATCAGCCTCACGCTGATTAAGTGACTCATGTCTGGACTGATGCTTGACTTCAGTGTTAGCCACAGAATCTTCTCTGCCAGCTACGAGTTGCTCTCTAGAAGTTAGGGCTGCTTCACGTGCATCTAAGTCTGCTTTAATACCATCTAAAGCATTGGCGTAGTTGTCTATAAGTTGTTTATCTCCAGCTAACAGATCTTTCTTAGTCTTAAGATCATTCTGTTGGTTCTGGATGTCGACTTTAGTCTTATCCAGACCTTTCTGCATCTCACGAAGCTCAGACATCCTGGAATTAATCTGGTCTAGACGTTGTTTCGTAGACGTCGGATCAGACGCGGCTGCCAGAAGCATATATGCGTTATTAAGATCTGTGTCTACAGGTAGAGTACTAACTTGTCCGAACATCTGGTGCCTATGAGTTAGCTATCACGGCGGCTTTAAATGTACCGCCGGAAGGGATATTGAAGTATTCCGCAACACCGGCTGCCATCCGCATCTGCGTAGTGGTGGCTGTCAACGAAGTACCAGTAGCAATGCCAGCCACGACGACAGAGCATACCGTGTCAGACTGGAGCCTTACGAGTGCGGTGTTGTTCTGGAAGAAGCCTGACGAAGCGGACGAGGCTGAGATAGCCACCGTCTGTGAAGCCGTGTTTGGAAAGGCAGCAACAGGGAGTTGCCTGCCGTTGAGGTCAACTCCTTGGCTGACAAACTCTGTTATGTATAAGACTGCCATTAATCGTGTCCATTCTTGATTGCAATGTCTAGTTTAGTCTCTATCTTGGCGAAGCGGACGATGTTGTCTTCGTGACGTTTGTCAAACTTGTCTTCAAGCTCCTTGACTAGACGATAAGTTAATTCTTTGATTTCTCTGAAACGTTCTGAAGTCCACCACGCGCCTTTCCAGATAAAACCTACGATAGTAAGGATTGCGACGATGCCGCCACTTACTAAATAAACCAAATTGGGGTCCATCACCGTTTCTTGATACGTCTGTGGGTAGTCCCACGTTTACGTATGACTCTCGTGACCATTACGCAGACTTGCCACCGACGATAGAGTGATAACCTTTAGCCGACCCTGTCTTGACGTTACCGCCGTTCTTAGAGTGACCTTTTGCTTTCGCGATGCCTTTAGTTAAAGCCATTACATTCCTCCTATTGGATTCCCGCCCATACCTTGAGGGGAGAGTTCTGCCCCAGGCATCATGGGAGAACCCATACCTGAAGGTTGTTCGCCAGACATCAGACCACCTGACGGAGCTGGTAGATTGTGTGCAGGATGGTCTGCTACGTGACCTGGACTGTGATACGGCTTAGTGATGCCACGTCTGCCGTGTGAGGTGTGTTTAGCCATTAGTTTTTACCCGTCCCGCCTTTGTTGGTTTCAGTAGACTCGACGCCTTCTCCAGCTTTTATGAGGTCTTGGAGAGAATAGAGCGTCTGTTTCTTCATACCAGGGAAGTTACGTTTCTCGGTGTTTGTGTTACAGACAGGGAGCTTATAGCCTTTGATGCTGTCTGATTGGGCACCTTCTTGAATCATTTGTTATACCTTGAATTCGTTACAACGTTCGACTGTAAGTATGATGAACTTAAGGTCGTTAATAGCTTGTTTAATCTTGTCTACCGAAGACGTGCCTTTGTAATTCAAAGGCCATCCGGCACAGAATAGTAGACCTTCGGTGAATGCCTCAGCTACAGGCTCAAACGCCGGAGACTCTACATACATACCCAACCCCAGAAGATATAGAAATCTTTGAGGTGGCAGGTTGTTCCTTGGTCAATCATAGACCTAACTCATCCCAGGCTTTAGCCATATTCGTGAAGTAGTCTGGTTTCCAACAGATACGTTGCTTGTCGGTAGACCACGGAAACTGTTCTTCCTTAGCTGGGTCTAGACCTACACATACACGCCAGTATTCTGACTTGGCGGCGTTATAAGCACCCTGATCGTCGATCTCGAAGAACTTAAGCCAAGGAGTAGTACCAAAATAAGCCAGAGAAATAGGACCGTTGGCAACAAATAGATTGCACTTAGCATCCCGATATAGAGCGCAGCGAGCAATAAGATCACGACTTGCCTCCGGACATGTTTCGAACCCTTCGACAGGATCGTCTGCGACCCTGGTGTCACGAACGAAGATCACCCGTTCGCCTTTCTCCTTCAACCAGTTAGCAAACTTAAGCCACTCAGAGAGACGGGAGTTTCTGTGAGGCCAGTAAGTTGTCTCACGTAACGTGATTGTGACGTAGCCTGGTTCTTTGATTGGAGACGGGGTGTCTGTCTTAAACTTGGGGACAGGATGTCCTTCCTTACAACCGTCGAGAGTCATCTTGTACGAGAAGAACTCGTTAGAATAGCCGTCTACAGCAAGAGGATCTTCGACAGCTCCGAGGAGTTTCATAGCTGGACGACAGACGTTGTTTAGCATCCCCTCTCGGTCAGGCATGCCAGAGATACCAGTCTTGCCGTCACGACCTAGCCAGAAGCCTACTTTGAGTGGCGCCGGACCTCCCATCTTGATCCTACGCTGTTCCATCGTGATAAGCCACGTCAGGAAGTCGTAGGAGAGTGGGGAAGTAGTGACGTTATAACAGACGTAAGAACCGTCTTCTACTAGTTCCTTGTTAGGTTCAGGTAACGTTCGATTAAGGAGATTAGCCTTAATGATCTCTTGAGCTTTCGCGAGACCTTCGAGACCTACCTTCTCTAGTTCTACCGTACCTGAGAAACCAACCATGAAGGTGTTAGGTTCTTTGGCTGCTACGATAGCTACGTAACCTATCGGTTCTTCGTTAGCTAGATTAATAAACTGTTGGAGTAACTTTTTAGCGTCTTTGTTACCGTTGACGTCTGTATTATTATTTAGAGGCATTGTCTACTTCTTGGTTCCTTTGGTCTTAGGTTTCTTCTTATGCTTAGGTAGTTTCTTACCCTTAGAGGACTTGTTCCATTCGTCTACGTTAACACCTTTAGCCTTAAGTTCTTTCTTATGGATGTTAAAGTAGGCTGCTTGGGCTTTAGACTTATACGGCATTACAAGTCACCCACGTGGAGTCGTTTAAGACTATCTCAGGCTCTAGACCGTGGAGACCTAAGATTACTGCGGCAGTAACCTGAGGAACTACTTCGTAGTCGTGTCCTGCTAGTACCCCCGCGTGTTTGACGACGCGTTTACACTCGTCGATGTCCTTCAGTACCGCCTCGAAGTCATGATTACCGTCGATGTAACACATGTCGAAGCTACCGTCTGGTATGTCTTTAAGAGCTTCTGGACTATAACCTTCGATTATGGTTAACTTATGCATGTAGGGTTCCATACGTCTATAGAACTCTTCTTTAGCCTCAGGATAGAGAAAAGGATCTACTACAGTAACTTTGTCTACTAGGAGACAAAACATCTCTGTAGAAGTACCTTTGTAACAACCTATTTCTATCACAGACTTAGGTTTAACTAGAGACGTAAAGTATAGAAGACCGTTAATAAAGTTATGCTTATGGTTGCCTGCTTCTATAACCCTTAGTTCACTACATACGGAAGCTAACCTGTTAAGCTCTGTCTCTGTAAGATTAAGATAGTTAGACATCAGTCACGTTCCCACGGGGCTCCACAGTTCTCACAGAACATAAGGACGGCTAGATTAAGATGCTTACACTCAGGACATCTCCAGAAGGAGTTGATATCTATAGGTTCAGCCATTAGGTGATAGTCTTCCAAGGTCTCTGTTTACAGTTAATACACTTGTCTGTAGTATCGTCTTCGTTCTTATAACCACAGAACTTACACTTCCAACTCATTTAGCTTGACTTATACCTATTCTTAAGTTATACCAGTAGATGGCGTATTATACACTTATTTAAGGAGAAAAGCAATTGTCTAGAGTGTTTACAGGATTAAGGATAGGTTTATGGAAACTACAACCAGACGGGAGTCTTAAGCGTGTTTAGGTCTATACTAGAAGATGGTTATAGTTGGGTAGAGATACCGGATGAAGAGTGGTCTAGGGCTGTGTTTAATACTTTCATCCAAGGGATGGATGTCGGATAATGCCTGTCCAGAAAGAGTTTAAATACAAATACCCTAACGAAGGACGTTGGGACCATAGAAAGAGTCGTTGGATTACTGCCTATGAGGATTTTCAAGAAATGACCGTAAAAGGTCAGAAACTGATGCCTGAATTGACTGAGCAGAGTAATTATGATATGTTCAAGAAAATAGCTGACGAAGACACTCAAGGGCTGTCCCAGTTCTGTAAGTATATAATCTCAGGGCTCGACCGCTCACAGATGGCCGTTTCCCGGGGCAAGAAGGCACCCTACGTTCGTTAAAAAACAAAAGAGGTACCCAAGTAGCCTAATGCGTAAAAATGACAGCAAATACGGCAACCTGCAATATTTGAAAGATTTCAAAGATGGGTTTCCTAGACGTATCTTCTGGAAGGTGATTGCACCGAAAGATGCTAAACTTTCTGATTTACAGAAGTCAGACGCAATATTTGATGATTATGATCTAAAGATAAGGAAATTAGCATGATTCCAGATAAAGTTCAGTTTGCTTTGATTAGACGCTATCAAGATATTAAAGCAGGTATGTTATTCTCAGAAATAGAAAAACAACCATATCATCAAGTTTTAGAGAATTATTGGAATTCTCTTGAAATTCCCAGACCCTAAAATTTCTGGTGAGATATTTTTGAGGTGTACTTCGCGCGCGCGAGCGCAGACCCCGTCCCCCTCGGTACGGGTCGAGTGTTTGTTACGGATGAAACAAACAACATAATGCTATTTGTTACATCGGTAACAGATAAGAACTATAGGCTCGAAATGGTCGGTTTACACCTAAGGGTATCCTTAGACTATCCTTAGATACCTAATGGTTAGCATCCTAAGGGATAACCTTAGGTATCTAACGTTAGAGACCTAAGGAATTAGACTGTACCGATTGTAATTGCAATCGTAGGGAGTGTAACAGAAACAGAGACAAGTGTCACCAATTGTTGTTGTTTGTTAACACAACGTAGCCTTGGCTACATCTTAGGCATAAAAATAGCCCGCCGGTCCAGAAGGACTAGCGGGCTTTGTTGTTAGACAACTAGACCATTAGTCATCCATGCGCGTTCCATAGTGAACCTATCGCCTTCGATGCCATCGTAACAACGCCACAACGCCACACCTAATGGCCTAGGCGTCACGTCATACACGATAGCAGGCACGGGATAGTGCGGTGGTTCATAGCCGCAAGCATAGTCGTTATCAATCTTGAGCAAGCCACCTTTGCCGTCTGATACGAGACAATCGCGTTGCCTCAAACCAAACATGCTATAGCAGTAGATCAAGACCGTTCCAGCCTTGTGCATCACACTGTCCCTCCGCTGTGTTTGTTACTCATGTCCACACTTGCTTGCAGCTCACGCTTGCGTGCAATGAGTGACCATATCTCGAATTGCGCTAGTTCGTCGTCCTTGAAATACAAACGAATGACGCTGCCACCCTCCATTTGCATCTGCAAGTGTGGACCTGTGTCATGGTCAATTACACAGGTCATTCTACCAGTGGCGTTTCCAACCACTGTCGTTAGGCGATGCCTAACCGTGCTGGTCATTCTCATGTTTAATCCCTCTCAAACAAGCCTAGCGGGATTGCTAGACTTGCATGAAAGGGACACAGGCATTTGCGCCTGCGCCCTATTCCCTCAATTGCAGTCAACTAGGCTGCAATCTTCTCTCTCGCCTGACGCTCCGCAACCTTGGCATCATTACGCTTCTTGGCAGCCGCGAGATAAGACTTCTCGAAGCGTGTCCAGAAGTCGTCTAACGCCGCGCACGTATCACCGATGACGAGCAAAAACTCCTCGCCATCCTTCTCACTGACACGCTTCTCGATTGCAGCCAGACGCTTGCCGTTCACGTCGCCGTCGCCGTCAGAGATATACGCAGCGAGTGACGACATGATGTTCTCAAACTGCGCCACGTTCTCGATGGCGTGTTTGGACCAGTCTGCCTCTTTCGTTCCGGGCGTTTCGGTTTGTGTGTCACGCTCGACAGTCTTGGCGAGCGTCTCGTATGTCACTTTGTCAGCGCTGCCTGCGATCTTGATTGCTTCGGCAACGTCGAATTTCAGAAAGGCACCAATCGAGAGATTGATAGGATCGGAATGTTTCTCGATTGTGTTGCCAGTCTTTTCGTTCTTCTCAAACGTAACATCCCATATCTGAACGGGTTCATTACGGTTGACGTACATCATTTGCTCGCCAACCTTTTCTTGATCGAACGAGTATTTCACGCCCGACAAACTATCGAACGCATAGCATTGGTGCGCTAACTTTACCGCACGCCCCAAGGCGCCTTGGATGTACGTTATACGCGACGTATAGAGAGTAGAACGCCGCGCGAGTGCAGCCTTGGCGAAGCCTTTCCACTTGCCTTCGGGGACAGTCTTTAGCTTGTTCTCTTTCAGAACAGCCAAAGCCTTATCCACTTCTTGCAACTCGGCTTGCCATTTCTTGCCCTCTTTGGTCGCGAGTGCTTCCGTCTTGTAGTAAGACATCGGCACTTTCTTAGGCTTCTTGCCGGACAAGTCTTGCGCCGAATACTTGTCATAAGGCTCATTCGTAGCAAGTTTTACTTTCTTGTCGCCAGTGCCGAACCATGTCGCGCCGTCTTTCAGATACGTATTTGGCTTTGGCATGGCTTGCACCGCAGGCTTACCTAAGTCTGCGACCATTGCGAGATACGTGAGCAACGGCGTTATGTTTACCGTCTCACGCGCCTCGTAACCTTTCGCAAGCACGGTGTTCGTTGCTTCCGAAAGCTTCTCGCCCATTTCGGTTGCCGCACGCTCGCGCTGTGTCACGATATGGACATCCACAACGTCAGGCGTTTCGTCAACCTTGGCATCCTTGTCGCCTTCCTTTGGCGTGCCTTCGGGTGCCTCTGGCGTGGCCGCTGGCGCGGCTTCCTCGTCCTTATCAGCTAAGGCAACGAGAGCCGTTGCTTGTTCGGCAGTAATGACGATTGTGCCCTTTTGCGTAAAGAGTTTGATGCCTTGTTCTTCAGTAAGTCCCAAGGCTTCATCAATCGCCACTTCATCATCCTCTGTCCAAGAGGCGTTGTACTTGAGTTTAGGCATAGCACTTCCCTTCAATGTGGCGTCATTGTCATAGGATGCTACGGCCACTGCGTAGCACCTCATGACAATCAAGCGTCACGTTGAATGTGCAAACGGAAATCCGTGTCCAAACCGTAAGCGCCAGAACCGACCGGCTTTGTGCCGTGCCGACCCTGTGACAACCGGGCCGTATTGCTACTCTATGAGTATGCGCCGGTTAAACTCCTAATGCAAACGGTTGCAAGCCTTATTTCGTATAATTCTACCTATACTTTGGTATAGTGTGTTATTTTTATCACACAGGCACCCATGTGACATTCTTGCAACACTCGTTAAGCCGTAGCCAAGGCTACACTTTGAAACTCGTTAACGATGCCAAAACCCATAGTACTTTAATCAGCCTTTGATTAAGACGATATCCGATTTGACTTAGGAAGATATTCCTTCCATAATGATAATGGAAGAGAACGGCTTGCGTTCTTGACCTTAACAGACGAGGGAAATGTCATGAGCGAAGAACGAGCACGCACCGGCGTTAAGTGGGAAAGGTTAGACCCTACTAATCTTTCCGACAAGCTTCAGGCTACTATCACCCAATACAAAGAAGCCTATGCCAATACAGTTGTATTAGGTGCAGAGGCAAAGGCTAAGCTTGATTTAGCTTATCCACATTTGGTTTTCTCTGTAATCAATGGCGAAGCATTGGTTGCAGACAGAAAACTCAACCCTAATCAATCCAGAGTTCGGAGGATTGACCAATGATTATCGAGATTGAAGAAGATACACATCCGTTGGATGGCTCACGCTCTATCTATGCAATACCACCGGGTGAGCAGAGTTCGACGTGGCACGACCGGATGAAAGACATCGAGATCAATCATCCGTTGTTCGTGCCTATCGACCGTAAAGCCAAGAGATAACTAGCCTGCGTGTGCTCTATATGGTGTAGCTCGCACCGCACAGCTAGTTCCCAAGACCACCAGTCTAATCCGTGAGCAGATGGGATGATGGGTGGCAGCCTGCATAGCAATTGGCAATCCTGAATCAGCACTTGATATACCAAGGGTGTGCAGGTCTTAACTTATGGAGGGATCCGTGAGATACTTGATGCTAGCGATAGCAATCGCAGTCTCTATCCTATTCGGATACATGACTGGAACAGGCAACCAAAAGAGACAGTGTCATGACTCTTATGATCGTTATATGTACCGCTACACTCGTTGTGCTATACATGGTAGCTAGTTGGGCGCACGATTGTAAGCCACAACAAGGGTTCTATCATGAATTCAATGGGTGGGATTGGTGATGCGCGAATATCCTCGTACAGGCGACGCTGTGTTTCAGCAATCAAGGGAGGACCACGAGGAATGGCCTCATGGTAAGATTATCAGTATTGATCGTGACTACGGTTTCCCAGACAACAACGAAATACTTGTTCTATTTAAACGTCCTGTGACTACACGTCGTACCGAAGGCACACACGTCCTGGTGTACAACGACGACATCTTGTGGGATGCTCGTAAACCTGATTTCAAAGTTAATTCATTTCAATACGAGTGGACGGGTGATGAGTATTCGTGGGGCGGTGAGACTGAGATTAAGAGTTTCAGACAATACGACTTCGAGGGTAATTGGTCTACTAGCCAGGGTGGTAATGCAAGGTGGGAGATTATCTAACGATTAAGAGAGTTCCTGGTTTGACTTAACAGTTCTTTTCTTCCATACTAATAATGCGAGAGATTGGTTAGAGTTTTAACGAGGGAGACAACCATGGTCATCCAAGTGGAAGACTTGTTGGAAGAGTTCGCTGACCTGAAAGCACTCTCCACGATGGAGCGTGCGCACGGTGATGTCCAGACTGCTAACATCCTGGCGGCAGAGGCTGAATTGGTGCGTCGAGAGTTGGTTGACACGTTCGATGTCGATCTGGACATGATCTATGCCTAGGATGTCTAGGCTAAAGCGTGCGCATCTTAAGCAACGGCGCACCATGATAGACGAGATACGTCTGCGCGACATGAACCGTCAGGCTCACAAACGCGCAAACGGCATTCACCACGTAGTCGCAGACATGTTAGGTGACGACTGTTTGGAAAACTACGTCCGTGTAGGCGACAGATTCATCGCCGGTGACAAGATCTATCTTGATCGGAGCAAGGCTAGCACCCGCTTCGAGCAAGCTAAGCGAAGGCTGGTTGCTCTAGACGTGTGTAAAGAAGGTTCGTCACGTGCTGAAGTCATAGCCAAAATCAACAGGATTGCAGACTTTGCAGAGTGTGTATTCAAGAATGGTAAGAATTCTTTGTACCTCCTTAGGGATGGGGAGTTTTATTCCTTTCTGTTCAGGGTAAAGGGCGAGTACTATAAGAGATCGGTCCAGTATAACTCCCGTACTAAGGCTATGGATAAGTACGGTCAAGAAAAGATAACCTGGATCAGTTTCGTATCAGAAACCGAACGCTGAGTTATCCCTCCTCGCGTCGGTCAGCCCCGGTTGAGTTGCGTCAGCAACCACCGGGGCTTCTTTTTGTCTATTCACAAGATAACAACAAAGGAGCAGCTAATGTTGCTCATTTGCACCGCTAAAGTAGCCTTTAATTGCCAAGCTACTCGCTCCGGACACACCCGGTCGGCGGGGACTAAGAATTGTATTTGTCCACCTTGTGCCCGCGCTATGGTTAGCAACCCCAGCCTGGGTGAAAGATCTTTGGAAGACATCCTGAAAGGAAAGGACAATGCGTCTAAAGCCAATCGTAGAACTACTCGATAACTACTGGATGTATGTGGTTATCGGTCTGTGTCTGTTTGGTATAGGTCTGGTGCGTATTGTAGTTCGCTATCGTGGCGAACCTGTGGTCGAAATGAGGGATATAACCATGACCATAGAGGGACGAAACATGCACGTGCATCGCGTAGTACAAGAGAAGATTTGCGATGCCGTGTTAGGTGCAGTCATCGATGGCGACATCACGGTCGATGAAGCCAACCGGGAGTTAGGTAAATTAGCCAAGGTTTACGACCCTAAGATTTCGGAAGAAATCATCAAGCAGCGTAAGCCAGCTATGGTTAAAGCCCAGCTCCGTAACAACAAACGAAGGAGAGACCTTAACGGAAAGACCACAGCCGTGCCTATTCCTCAACCTAAGATTGAGAAGGTCGAGGACGAGAACTCTTTGACTGCCATACTTAAGCGCGCTTAAAAGGGAGCACCAGCGCTATGACGACTGAACATCGAGGGATATCTGTCGTGGTTGACAAAGGATATCAGATACCTGACGCGTATCTGACGTCTCTGCTCAACAACAAACCGAATGTCTTTGGGGCTGTGTCCGTCAACCTGAAGGACAAGTGTCTGGATATTTCGGTACATTCCCAGGCGCCTGAGCTGAAGGGACTCAAGGCTTGGAACAAGGCTCTTGAAGACAAACGTTATATCCTTTTCACAGGTAATTACCCAGACGGGTATCTTTCTGACTCGGTACAACCATTCCGGATGCTGGCTGAAGACGGCAAAGCCATAGTTGCAGCAACCCTGGTGGGTGATTTCAAGAAACACAGGCCATCCGGGGAAGGCAACCACTCGGATGAATTCTATTGCGCAAACCTCACTCTTATGGGTAAGATCCAACAGTTCTATCGCATCTGTAAAGGTGACCACAAGATGTTCTGGGATGAACTCGATTCAGTCCAGTCCAAGAAGGACATCGCAGGCCTGATTGGTCTCGGTGGAGGCCAGATTACCCTTATGTTTCTCTCCGACGACGGTCTTAAGATCAGACATTACCAGAAGAGCATTCCGACATACAAGAAGTTTACCTGGGGTGACACGTCCAACGTCTTGGATTACGTCACAGGGATTGAGACTACTGCGCCTATCGAAGCTCTTCCTAATGTAAAGGAAGAGAAACATACTTCTGTCAAACCTCAACCTAAGGCAAACAAGTTTGTGGTTATTGAGGACGACGAAGACATCGAAGTCAAACCGGCAGTCGAGCCTGCTCCTGTCGTTGAACCTCCCAAGCCTACCGAACCAAAACCCATTGAACTTATTATGCCCAACGGGTCAATCATGCGTCTGGTCACGGTCGAAGGCAAAGAGGTCGTCCTTTGGTTCCCACCGATTGACATGACCAAGCGTAGAATTCTGAAGAAAGCCTACAAGTCTGCCTCTAAGGCCAACCGTGACCTGTCCAACCACGAGATTGAGAACCGTATCGGTGTAGAGGCTAACGACGAGTTGTCTAAACAATTTAGGGAAGACATCAAAAGGAAGAGTCTTGTCGGTTCGGATGCCCCTAGGTTCAAAGCTCCCGAAGCTACCGCCGTATCACAGGGCAAGAATGCTGCAACTGGTAAACCCGTTGAAGTTGTGACCCACACGGCAGAAGAACGTCCTTCCGAAGAAACGAGGGAGTACGGCAGTCCGATCTATACCGTCCTTACCAACAAGGATAAGTACGACACAACCAAATACCTTAAGACGTTAGACAAGAATGGTCAAGCAATACTTGATCCTACTTCAGACGAAGACGAGAATACTACCGAACAGTTTTACAAGGCGATTGATTATCCAGGCATCGAGCAAACCTTCGGGTGGAGAGCCGAGTGGCGCTACAATCTGGCACGCGTCTCGCCTAGGGCGATGGCTATCTGGTCTGGCGATCTGCTCCGAGTGATCCGTAATCTCAGCAAGGAAAACGAGTCACTAAGGAAAGACCTAGACGAGGATGTCGTTACTTTCAATCCTAAGCGTAAACAGGCCTAAGTTTAGTCCCAACAGGAGGTTTACGCTATGTGGCCTATGAAGAAAGCAGTATTCTCCGACACTGAGCTAGACTGGCTCAAGAAGAACAGACCTGATCCCTATACAGACGACCTCACTCCTGATTTCCCGTGGCTAGAACGCCACGAGTGGGTCTACCTGTTCGTCTATGGGGAGGACCAGCGGTTCGGAAGAAAGTACAGCCTTATTAAGGACGAGTCTGTCTTCCGAGCCACCGCGTTCACCGAGAATGATCAACTTACTCTGTGGAAGAAGAAGTTAGGCGAAGAGACGCTCCCGATATCCCTGGAAGGTGCAGACAGAGTGTGGGACGGCAACGGTGTGACGTCACGCAAGCTGTATAAGATGAAGACCACAGAGCAGAGACCAGGGGTGTTGGGACGTATCAAAGGTGAGTGGCATCAGGTACGTCCTTGGGTGATTGAGTCGCTTGACAAGGCGTATCTCAACGGTGTAGAGTTCAAGCGAGAACGTGTCAAGATTATAGTCCCGTATCGTTACCAACAAGGTTCTGTAGGAGCAGACCACAACGAATTCATTAGAACCATTAAGTGTTGGATGTACGTCGGTATTAGGGACTATTGGTTAAACCAGTTAGACGGAGGCATGGACTTCATGCCAGTAGGGGCTTACGCTCCTAAGATTAACGTCGTTGACGGCAAACGTATTGGTATCTATTATGCATATACACGGTTAGAGGATGCAACGAACTTCTAAGATAATTGAACTTCACCAACCATGTCCTGTATGTCCTAGTTCTGACGCGTATTGTCTGTACGACGACGGGCATGGCTATTGTTATTCATGTAACTATTTATATTTACCTAATAGAAACGAGGATATTGATTTGAATGATTACACTTACGAATTTGTACCGTACCGCGGTATCACAAGAGATACGTATTCGACATATAACATACGCACAAAGGTTGATGACACTGGTCGTCCTGTTGAACAGTGTTACGATTATCCTTCTGGGAAGAAAATTAGGTCTCTTTTAAAGAAAGACTTTAGGTGGGTAGGCGAGAGTAAGCCAGGACTATTTGGGTTAGACAAGTTTGCTTCGGGTGCGCATAAGTCAATCATCATCACAGAGGGAGAGCTAGATGCAGCCTCATTCTATCAGGTCACCAGGACGCCGGCTGTTTCGGTTAGGTCTGCTAGTTCTGCCGCCACTGATGTTAGCGTCGTGCGATCCGAGTTATCTGCTTACGAGAGAATATATCTCGCGTTTGACAACGACGCCGCAGGCAATAAGGCAACAGCAGACGTTGCAAGACTGTTTGACTACAACAAAGTCTTTCATATCAAGTTTACAAATCGAAAAGACGCTAACGAATACCTACAACACGACGAAGGAACAGACCTATATAACCTATACCTGGGTGCGAAGAAATATCTTCCCTCCACTATAGTCAGTTCGTTTGATGATTTCGAGACTATCCTAAAGGCTGAGACGCCTAGGGGAGTTCCATACCCTTGGCCTACGTTGACTAAGATGACGTACGGCATAAGGACGGGAGAAGTAGTTTTGCTTAAGGCACCTGAGAAGGTAGGTAAGACTGCTATAATGCACGCCATCGAACATCAACTCTTGAAGGAGACTGATTCCAATGTCGGAGCAATCTACATCGAAGAACCCAGACAGCGACACCTCCAGTCACTCGCTGGGCTCGAACTCAAGACTCCCGTACATCTTCCAGACAGCGGTGTCGGGACTGGAGAGGTTCTCGCTGCGTTACGACAGGTTGTTGGTCGTGATGATCGTCTGTTCATCTATAATCATTTTGGTACAAGTGATCCAGACGTTATTCTCGATACTATTCGGTTTCTCGTTACCAGTTGCGGCTGTCGTTATATTCTTTTTGACCACATTAGTATGGCGGTTACCGGTCTCGCGGGAGAGAAAGATGAAAGACGTGCTCTTGAGTATCTTGCTTCGCGACTAGAGATGATGGTCAAGGAGCTCAACTTCTCTTGCATCATGGTGACACATGTCAATGACTTCGGTCAGTCAAGAGGTTCTCACTATCTTACAAAGGTTGCCGACATCACAATTGATGCTCAGCGCAATACTCTCAGTATGGATCCTCTGGAGCGAAACACTATCAAACTATCTATTCCGTATAACCGTTTCTGTTCTTGTACTGGTGCTGCTGGAGATTTGGTATTCGACGAGTCTACATACGTTCTAAATGAAAACGAGGGATCGAATGACGACGGACGCACAGACGGACTTCCACATCTACAAAGGACGCTACCGACATACCGTAGCGCCGCTTAACGAGACAGCCCGTAGGTATGCGTTGGCTCACATCACGGGTGTGTCCCCAGACGGTTCGTGGATGATTGGCGCAGACTATCTGGAAGACACGACCGAACAGTTGTTAAGCAACGACTTTGTGGTGGAGGTCAAATGAAAACATGGGAGGACCTCAACTTCTGGTCTAGTCCTGAATGGGCTAGTATACAAGAAAGACTAGAGCAGTGTAGTTTTAACCCTGCTAGAGAGAATCTGTTTGCTGCTTTAGATGCTGTAGATTTAGACAAAGTAAAGGTAGCTATCGTAGGACAGGATCCTTATCCTGATCCTAGGATGGCTACAGGTATTGCGTTCTCTATCCCAGAGGATATTGTAGGCTTTCCTTCAACCTTACAGACAATCTTGAGGGAGTATGAAACAGATCTTTCACTATCACAACCTAGTTGCGGTGACCTTACTCCTTGGGTGTCTCGCGGTGTCCTCTTGCTCAATTCTATACCTTCGTGCGAACGTTGGAAGAGCCTCAGTCACGACTGGCCAGAGTGGCACACACTCACCGCAGAGATCGTCGAGACACTGTGTGGACAAGGGGTCGTGTTTGTTCTACTGGGACGACGTGCCAGGGGGTTTGTGGATATAATTAACTACCACGAGTTGACTGATCCTGGCAAGAATGTCTGTATCGAGCTGTGTCACCCGTCCCCTAGAGCTAGTGTTAATGCCAGGACAGAGGTTAAGTTCGTAGGTTCTAGGATGTTCTCTAGGATTAACGACGCGTTAGAAACTTTAGGTCGTTCCAAGATTGATTGGAGGCTCTAATGCGAACCTCTAAGAAATGGTTAAAACGCTGGTATCGCGTAACCTATGGTCGTCGCCGTGGTAAATGGCAAGAATTCTTCACGGCTATGGGTTGTTACCATCCACTCTGGTTCTGGGAGGTCTAGATGACTACCATCGACCTGCGTTACAACAGGTGGCGTAGGCGTTGGGAAGAACCGCGTAGAAGCCTCTTCAGGAGGTTATTTAGCATATTAGGCTACTTAGGTAGCCCCAGAACATTTAAACGCATCCACGGGGCTTAGAATGGCTCCTAGAGGCATCGTAGCAAGGAGATATTATGAGACAAACACTAGACACAAACAAACAAGAAGAGGATGAGCGTATAGCTAACCCTCCCAAGCTTACCCTAATCACAGGTGGCAAAGGTCCACCGGATGATCCGGACAATCCAGACTGGCTTACGAAGTTAGACAACCATACTACTTTTCTAGTTGAAAGCAAGAAAGACTCTAACTTTACCTTAGGTCAATTCACTATCGTCTTGAAGCTTAAGAAGGCTATCCTATTGCTTATGGAAGGAGCTAAGCAACCTATTTGGGTTAATCCTTTACGCTTCTGTAGAGACTTTAATAAGTTTGAAATAGTACAGACAGGTGAAGAGTATGACCTAGAAGTTAAGGCTAATCAACAACTGAAAGGGACGTTTCAAGACAATGACGGAACAAGAGACGAAGGAATTGTTTAAGCACGTAATAAGGTACTTAAATACACATCAACTTAGTTATACTTCTAAGGAATCTAAGTTTTATGTAGAAGGAGAAGGTAAATTATATCCTTTTACTGAACCTTACTATGTTTCTAGTTATGAACTAAAACATAAACCTTACGAAGACGAAATAACTATTTGGTCTGACTTAGTTTATGATCATCTTAAGAATAAAGGTATACTTAAGTAACCTTAGGTATACCTTAGGTATATATTATCTATAGGACTAAGGTTTCTGTAAGATATAATATATTATACTAAGGATATAAGGTTATCCTTAAGATATAGGTTATCCGTAAGATTAAGGAGAACATATGATATTAGGACCTTATGATATAACCAAATGGAAGACCCTTAAGAGACTTAAGGTATCCTTAGATAACCTTAAGAAAGAACCTAAGGTTAACCTTAAGAGGCTTAAGAGAGAACAGTTTATATACGACGTCTTAAAGCAAAAAGTTGCTTAGTTAGGCACTTTGCCAAGAACTCCCATACAAGAGGAGGATACTATGAACCTGAAGAAAGTGTGGGAAGGACTGAAAGAGAAGAAGGAACGTGAGATCGCGGAAGCCGTCATCGTTTACGGCAACGACGAGTACTTCGTCAAGTTCTGCGAAGACGTTCCAGATCACGTGGTTGAACTGGATAAGAAGTGGGGCCAGGCCTTTGGCGTCCCTGTGGATAACGTCAAAGTTGGTCCAGTGACTTGCATCGTAATCAAGGACGAACAGTCGCCTCACGGCATCATTGCTCTGATGTTGTACGGTGACCATCGGGCTGATCTTTTGCCCATCCTGACTGATATCGAGAAACTGAAGAAGTTCTTCGAAGATCACAAGGAACACGCTTCGCCTATCTGTTACCAGCGATGGCTGGAACGGAAGCAGGAGCCTGAGAAGAAAGAGACTTCGATTGGCTTCGTCCAGGACTTCAAGAAGGCGGCGTAAATGAAATCTCTCCAGGAAATAGAGGACGATTTACTTGGTCCAATCCTGGACAAGATGCTAGAAATAGCACAGGAGGGTAAAATGCCCCAGACCGAACTCATCGAAGTGGAGACCGACATCATCGAGGTTCCTAAGGAGAACCAAGCTCTTCACTTCCTCCGGAAGTCTATCGACACTCCGTCCAACGAAGAAGTCAGGAATATGATCCTGAAAGAGTTGTCGGAGTATACCGCAATCCCGACCCGGATTGACCTCACCCTTCCAACAGGTGAGGCTCACTCGGTTCCCGGCGAGAGCCGTCATTACCTGTTCAAGGATATCCTGCAGGCGGTGACTGCGAATATCCCTGTGGCCTTGATTGGTCCTGCGGGTTCTGGCAAGTCTACCTGTGTGGAACAGATTGCGAAGGCAATCGACCACAAGTTCTTCCTGCAGAACAGCGTCACAGGTGCGCATGAGCTCACTGGCTACATGGATGCCCACGGTCGATACCAGACGACGGCATTCCGTGAGTGCTTCGAGAAAGGTGGACTGATCTTCGTCGACGAGGCGGACACGTCTGACGCTGGTGCCTTCAAGTGGATCAACACCGCTGTAGCTAACGGCTACGCGATGTTCCCCGACAAGGCTGAACCTGTCCTTCGTCACGACACGTTCAAGATCGTCATCGCTGCGAACACGTACGGCACGGGAGCGGACCGTGTGTATGTGGGTGCGAACCAACTCGACGCGTCTACGCTAGACCGGTTTGTCTTCTTCGACTTCGCCTACGACGAGAAGTTGGAGTTGGCACTCTGCGGTGACCTTAAGTGGGCCAAACGAGTCCAGGCTATCCGTGCTGCCGCCCTTGGCGAACGGGCACGTATCGTCATCTCTCCTAGGGCATCCATCTACGGTGCCAAGCTCCTCAAGATCGGCTGGCAACAGCCTACCGTTGAGGCCAGGGTGATCTGGAAGGGCATCGACCCTGAGCTTAAAGAGCGCATCCTGAAGAAGGTTCGCAAATGATCGAAGCCGGCAATAGTCCTGAGACCATAGCTATCTTCCCCAAGACGTACTGGCACTCTTCTTGGAAATCCCTGGAGTCTTTCTCAAGACACGTTCAATCCATGGACAAGTCCAGAGCCTGGGACGATACTGCCTGGAGCACTAGTGGAAGTTACTCGGATTTTTTCGGTATTTCCATGCCGGATGCTCTTAAACTGGCTGAGAATGGATGGAAAGAAGGCGTAGAGAAGGTTGACAAACTCGCCAAACTCATCTATGCTCTCAATCCTGAGTTCAAGAAGCCGACAGCCTATGGTGTAGCAGGCTCGACTCCTAACGTCGCTAGGGCTATTGCCGGCAATCCTCTTAACATGCGTCTGGTAGAGCCGGCTTCTTCACGCAAGAGGCCGGTTCTTACCATCGTGGCTAACATGTGTGAGTCCGGTGGAACTCAGGCTGAACACATAACCAACAAGGCGTCTACGCTTATAGCCGTCATAGATCAGATTGAAGCCAAAGGATACGGCGTCGAGATCATAGCGTTAGCCCAGACAAACACTAATTACAGATCTGAGGAAAAGGGTGACTACAGCAGCTGTTACATAACTTCAGTCAAGATCAAAGAAGCCCACCATCCGATGGATGTGGCTAGACTGGCTTTCGGTATCGGACATGTAGGTATGTTTAGGAGACTGGTGTTTGCAGACTGGGGGTATAGTCCAAACACAAGGAAGATTGGTTCCCATTTCGGCTACGTAAGCCAGATGCATCCCAACAAGGTTCTGCAAGAACAGCATATCTACGTCATTCCTAAAGGCGTAGGTTCATTCACAGACGAAGACACGTGTGCCAAGGAAGGCGTTAGTTGGATTATAGACAACCTCAAGAAGCAAGGTTGTCCTGCCTTCACGAAAGACAAGTCTTTCAATTATCAGATTACTGACGAGGATTAGTTGCAGGTTGTTTTAGACATAGAGACCGATCGCTTAGATAATCCTAGTAAGGTGTGGGTTATCGTTGCCAAAGACATCCAAACAGGAGAACTGCATGTCTTCCGCGAGCCAACAGAAATTCCAAGTGTCAGGTCGGCGTTCGTTGCGTTCTGTCATCGAGTCGAACTCTATGTCGGTCACAACTGGCTTGAGTTTGATTATCCTGTGCTTAGGCGTCTTCTTGGTCTTTCCATCGATGACGTCGCTTCCAAGTCGTGCGACACACTACTTCTGTCAAGGTTATTCAACTTCTCCAATCCTGGCGCCCTTGTCGGTGCCGGAAGTCAAGGACCAGTCTCGGATCATTCTGAACAAACACAAGTCCTGGCTGGATTATCAGTTGCCGAAAGATCTCATTCGCTAGAGTCTTACGGCAAACGACTCGGCATCCCGAAGGGCAAGTTCTCTGACTTCTCTAAGTTCTCTCCTGAGATGGAAGAGTACTGTCGTCGGGATGTCGAAATTACTTTCCGGTTGTTTAAGGCGTTAGAGCCTATTTTTTTTGACAGATCACAACGCAAGGCAATCCTGCTTGAGCAGGAGTTTCAGACTGTAATCAATTCGTTACAAGACAACGGCTTTCAATTTAATAAACCTAAGGCCGAGAGGCTTCTGGCTAAAGTAACAGAGGAGTTGTCAGAACTCGACGGAGGGATAAACGATGCCTTCAGACCAGTACTCAAGTTGGTACGTGAGGTTCATCCGAGACTTACCCGATACGGAACTCTCAATAAAGGTGACTTCAGGTTCGTTAAGGGTGGAGATCTATCAGAGTTCAACGGGGGTCCATTCAGTCGACTCTCGTCAATACCGTTCAATCCTTCTAGCCATAAGCAAGTTATTGAGGTTCTACATAAAGCTGGCTGGAGGCCAGTTGATAAGACGCAGGCTCACATAGAAGCCGACCGAAATAAAGACCTTGACAAATTAGTCCATTTGAGTAAGTATGGCTGGAAGGTAAACGAACAGAATTTGAATAGTTTGCCTTCTTCTGCCCCTGGTCCGGCAAGACTCTTGGCCAAGAGAATACTATTAGAAAGTAGACGGAGAACATTGACAGAGTGGTTGAACCTAGTACGTTTAAGTTTAAAGGTAGAGAAAAAGAGTATAAGAGAGATTATAATAAATTCTGGTGGTCCCAAGAAAACAGAAAACGAAAATACCACCTCAAATTTACTTACGGAATGTCTCTCGAAGAATATGATCGACTTGTTAAGGAACAAGAAGCTAAATGTAAGATTTGTGGAAGAGAACGACCTTTGGTTGTGGATCACGATCATGCCACCAACCGCCTCCGCGGACTCCTTTGCAGAGGATGTAACTCATGTCTTGGATGGTTTGAAAGCAAAAGGTCTGAAATACTCGATCATATCGGAGAGAATTCACGGGAAGTACTTAGGGTGCGGAGCCTGGACCCATCGTATGGCTCACCAGAAGCCTAATACTGCGAATATCCCCAACGAGTATGACACTCAAGGGAAGAAGAAACTCCTCGGTAAAGAAATGCGCTCGTTGTGGTGCGCACCCAAGAATAGACTACTCGTTGGGGTAGACGCAGAAGGCATCCAGCTTAGGATCTTTGCTCACTACATAGATGACAAGGAGTTCACCGATGCACTTGTACGCGGGAATAAGTCCGACAAGTCTGATCCGCATTCGCTCAACCAGAGAATTCTTGGTAGTGTCTGTCGAAGTAGGGCAGCGGCTAAACGCTTTATATACGCTCTCCTCCTTGGGGCAGGATTGTGGAAACTTTCTCAGATCCTTGAATGTTCAGAGTCCGAGTGTAAAGAAGCTCTTGATCGTCTTATGGAAAGGTACACCGGGTTTCGCAAACTTAAAGAAGAAACAGCGCGCCGTGATGGTAAACGCGGCTGGTTTATCGGGTTGGACGGTCGTCACGTGGCCATACCGGGTGACTCTGACAGCGAGAGAAAACATCTCGCAATGTCTGGCTATCTCCAGAACGGTGAAGCGGTTGTGATGAAGAAGGCTTCGGTTTATTTTTTTAATCAATTACCAGACAAGGTTAAGTTAGTTAATTTCGTACACGACGAATGGCAGACGGAAGTACCTAACAACATGGAGATAGCCCTCTCTGTCGCTAAACTACAAGCCGACAGTCTACGTATTGTTGGGGAAGAGTTAAAACTTAAATGTCCATTAGCAGGATCATATTGGAGTGATGAAACCAATGACTATACCATCGGAACCAACTGGTCTGTCACCCACTGAAGTATTGCTGGCTTTCCAGAAACTTCGGTTCGAGGCAGAAGACGAAGGGTATCCTTATATGGAACCTGAGATTTGGAATTATATTGAAGACGTTATTAGAAAAGATATAGTAGAGGAAGACATTGATGACTAGATCGTTTACATTACGTACGTCTGACAACGGTGGTTATGTAGTTGATATTTATCACTACCAGACTGGGTTAGAAGATAATAACAAGACTTATATATTTACAACCAAATCAGATCTGATTGATTGGCTTACAAAAGAGATTGTTTAATCATGGATAACGTTACACAGACTATTAATGCTAACTTTGCGCATTGTATTCAACACGCAAACTATATCGGACACGATATATTCTATAATATATGTTCAGGAACTAATGTAACGGTTCCTTGGGGAAGTTTAGATTGGGTTGGTTTTGTGTTAGGTTTTAGCGCAGTCATTGCTGTAGTTGCTCTAATAAGTACAATGACTGTAGCCTTCGTTAAGGAATTTGCTTAATGCCTGAAGTTATTTTACAAGGTAAGTGCAAGTGGGCCCACGTCCGTAAGCCCGGTAAGTTTGGTGACTGGACGATAGACCTTTATCCTAACGAGGAGTCTTTGACTAAGGTCAAAACCCTGATCGAAGAAGGCATCAAGAACCAACTCAAGAAGGACGACGATGGTTATTATATTAGATTCAAACGACCTCTTACCATTCAGCTCAAGAATGGACAACGATCTCCGTTGGAACCACCTCAGGTGCTCAACAAGGATCGAACAATCTGTACTGACAATATCGGAAACGGCTCTGACGTTACTATTCTTCTAGAGACTTACGGTGGTAAGGCCCCTATGGGTGCAGGCACATACAAGGCTGCCAGACTTAAGGGAGTCAAAGTAGAGACGTTAGTTCCTTATACTGTTGATAGTATTGACGGCGAGTATGACGGCAAGAAGGCCAGATCCCTGGCTGACGCACCGTTGCAGGAGGCTTGGTGATGTACCACTATTGTGATTTTGAAAGCTTTTGTGTAGGTTTGGTAGAATTGAGTTTCGCAGTATTTATGTTGTCTATTTCTTATTTTACTGTGGTTATGGCTAACCATATCTTTCATTAAAGGGGACAGAGCAATAAACGGCGGTTGCCGGATTATCCAGTCCGTTGAGCTTTTGGGTACGAGGAGCGCATTTGTTGCATGCGGGTGATTTCCCTGGACGGTTCGCGAAGTACCCATTACCCTTTCTTTTCATTAGCTAATTCCAAACCGCACGAAACCCCCTAAGCAGTGGTGAACTGTGACCCTAACGGGTGAAGGGGTAGGACACACACGGAGTTCTGGTTCGAGTCCAGGACATAAGAACAGGTGGCGCCTCCGTGAATGTGGGCCTTTGCGTACGCCGCTAGCCGGTACGGCAATACTGAGGACCTATAGGTCTCTTGCAGACACCCAGGCTTACAACCTGACTGAGTGTTCCTTCCAAGGGTGAGACCTTAAGAAGTCTGATTTGCTATCCCATCTGATCCCTGTGGGACTTAGGGATCGAGAAGGTTCCGCGTGTCGAAGACGTCCCTCCGGTGACAGACGTGATCAGTCAGCTCGACGAGACCGGTTAGTCCTACCAAGGCCTGTGCAAGTGACGTTGCGTCAGGAGATGGAGTGGGTAAATATAGACCTGTAAGGCTCGTGAGCAAAGGGATGTCGAAACTAAGGTCTAGTAGGGTACGGCAGTCTACCGTTTCAGAACGATCTTTGTGGAACGAACGCTAGGGCCACTGGGAGCCTCACTCCTAGATATACAAGCTAGAAGATGCCCGTAATGCAAGCCACTCTATGGGCCATTGCAAGGGAAAGTACAATCTCTTGGACAGAGCAGTGGGCCGTCTGTCTCTAGTACCGCTGGACTAGCGGGAAGCCAAGTGCAGGTAGAGATTGAGCAAAGCCAAGAACCGTCCCTAGGGCTAAGTAGATTGAAACGCCCAAAGAGCTCCCCTTAGGCACACACCTAGGGCCAATATCCAAAGCCGCCTCTAATAGTAAGCAGGATAAGCCTTAAGGGTCTGGTGGTTCGACTCCATCAGTAATGGGCAGAGACCCCGTGTATGGGCTATTCCGTAAAGCCGAAATTCTGAGGTTCCGCAGGAAAATGCGAGGCCGGTATGGAGGTTAATAAGGAAGGTTCTACAAGTCCCGTTAAATTGGAACTGTTGATGGCTTCATTAAGCCAGCGCTGGTCGGGCATGAGACGCTTCATATAGATCCTGATGCGAATAGGCAGAGTAGCAAGCTCCGGAGACCCCGTGGCGTTAGGCGAAAGCCGACAGATTTGGGATCGACAAAGAGAGAAACTAAGTACGCTGTGCAAGTAACCCGTTACATGGGAAGCGCGCATCAAGCACCGGAACCGTAATCTCCTTATGAAGGACAGTTTGAGACTAAGTCTACCCTACGATTAACAACCGGAAGGAGGATAAGATGCATCCTACAATCCACCGGTACATTCGTCCGCCTTAAGTTAATCGAGGGTGGGGGTCCCTCGTTATAATCCCCCATTTACTTTAAACATTTAAGAGAGGAGACAGTTATGTGGGGAGCCCCTTGGGGATATCCTCCGATGTATCCCCCACCGAACGTAGGTCCTCAGCAATCCGAGGATCCTTTCAAGACGATGAAGAAGTGGCGTAAGTTCCTCATGCGTGAGGAAGAAGCCAAGAAAGCAAAGGAAAAAGAGAAGGAAAAGAAGAAGGGGTTATGCGAACGTGTCACCGCGGGTACTGGTGACGCAGGTAAACTAATAACCCTTGCTCTAGTAACCATGCCTATTACAGGGCCTATGTATCTTATGTGTATGGCTCTGATGTGGCGTCTGGTGAAAGTCAGTCTCCAATAACGTATGAATATTTCGAGTTTAATACCCGACGTCTACGACCTGATTAAACGCAAGGATGGGTGGTTCACTCCGGAGTTGGCCGCAGGGTTCTCCACTGATGTTGCTCAACGTTTGTCTGCGCAGCTTGGTGAACAGCGCAGTGGTGCTAGCCTGCGTTTAAGTCAAATGGGACCACGCTGTCCTTGCGCTTTATGGTATTCGATACACAGACCTGAGTTAGCAGAACCGTTGCCACCTTGGGCAGAGATCAAATACTCTTTCGGACATATCTTAGAAGCTCTTGCAATCACGCTTGCTAAGGCTTCCGGTCATGAAGTGACGGGAGAGCAAGATGAACTTATACTTGACGGGATACGGGGCCATCGAGACTGCGTTATTGATGGTTGTGTCGTGGATGTTAAGTCGAGTTCTAGTCGGGCGTTTGCTAAGTTCCGCGATGGGACCATACGACTGGACGACAGCTTTGGCTATCTGGATCAGCTGGACGGCTATCTGGTGGCATCAGCTGACGACCCTCTGGTTCGTACCAAAGACAGAGGGTATCTTCTGGCGATTGACAAACAACTTGGGCATATGGTGATCTATGAGCACAGAATCAGGGCCGATAGTATCAAGAGTCGAATCACGGAGCATAAACAAATTGTTAGTTTACGCGAACCTCCTCAGTGCAGATGCGGTACTGTTGCCGACGGAAAAAGCGGAAATATCAAGCTTGATACGAAAGCTAGTTACTCAGCACAAAAGTATTGCTGTTTCCCTGGTCTCCGAACTTTCCTCTACGCCTCAGGACCAGTCTATTTAACTCACGTCGTACGAAAGCCAGATGTTGTAGAAGTAGACAAAGATGGAAAAATCATTTATAATTAGACGTATTAGAGAAGTTGACGAAGAGTTACACAAACTAACTATGGAGTTAGTAAGCATTCTTTGGAAAGAAAGTCGTCCTTGGTTTGAAGAAGACAAAACGTGAATACTACCTCGTCAGACGATACGGAATTACCGTCAAAGACTACCAAAGCTTGCTACGCAAACAAGCATGGCGTTGCCCGGTTTGTCTTAGAGCTTTTAAGTCTATTCCCAGGAAACCACACGTCGACCATAACCATAAGACGGGTGAACTCAGAGGTGTACTTTGTGGATACTGTAACCACAGAGTCGTCGGGAGACACACAGACCCAGACCTCTTAAGACGGGTAGCCGACTACCTAGAGAGGCACACAGGACTGTTTGTCCCAAAGAAGAGAAAGAGGAAACGATGAGCAAAGATTTTTGGTTCGGCTTCGCCGTGGGTGTCGTAGCCTGTACCGTCTTCTTCACTGTCGTCGGAATGTATATTGGTCCATGATTTAAGTAGACTGCTTCAGACTTACGACCTTAGTGAATTGCTTGAAATGAATGATCTCACTGAGGAAGACGTCCTGTCTATCCTGATCGAACAAGAGTTGATTAATTTTATAAAGCCTGTTGACTATGATTCATCCCAGTAATCGTGCCGAAAGAATGGCACTGAAAGTTAAGAAAAGTGAAGCGAAAGTCAAGCCCTCCGGTAAAGTTCGGAGGATTAAAGAATACATCAAGGCCAAAGAGGCGCAAAATGAACTTCAGCGGGCCAGAACCGAAGACGTTGGAAGTCTCGTTAGACAACTTTAAGGAAGTCTTCAAGAGGTATCTCTACGAGCGTGGCTACGGTCGTGGCAAAGATGAGGTAATCGCAGATGTCTCCTTCGGAACTCTTACAGAAAATCTCATCCCTATTCAGTTTTGGATCGAAGGAGAAGAGGAGCCTGCCACTATTAACTACGGATAAATGGTATAGTGAACTTTATCTGAAGAAAAAAGCTTTAGTTGATACCTCTGCCATTGATTCGCTTACTAATGTTGAACTTGCAGACAGAATAGAGAACCATATTTGGTCTGTAGGAGGACCGTATACAGACTTAGGTAACCATGTTGGTATATGGTTTGTGTATTTGGAAGCTGCAGCTAGGTTAAGAGGAAATAAACCAGAGGAGGTTAATGAAACTGTAAACTATGGCTAGAGCTAAACGTATATACAAGTCTGGGAAGAAAGGGTCTGAATATGATGCGTATCATAAAAAGCCCATTCAACGTAAACGTCGCTACGCGCGTGTTGCCGCCCGTCGTGAGGCGGAGCGCAAAGGTCTTGTATCTAAAGGCGACGGTCGTGAGGTGCATCATGTCAGAGCCAGACGGACCGGACTATTGGATAATACCAAGGTTAGGGTTGTTGATCGTGCAACGAATCGTAGGATACAACCTAAACGCTCATAACTGAGGGAGGTTTCTATGAAGCTTCCTATTTGGTTCGGTTGGTGTCTATCCATTCATCTTACCAAAGGAAAGTATTCTAGTTGTCTTAACCCCCACATAGGTATTTGTAGAAAAACCCCTTATCTAGATCGAAGAAATGGTTATTTAATTAGATTCCCTGAGCATTGGATTTTTAATGTTGAGTGGAATTTAAAACAACGTAGACTTAGAAAGAAACGTTGGCAAAGTTATAAAGGAATTTATATATTTAGAATAGGTCCTGTAATTAAATGGCCTTCGATTTCAGTCCACTACACCAAAGGTAAATACCCCTATAAGAAGGATAACGGAGAAAGAAAGCTTACACTATATTTAGTTCCTCCATTCAAGTTTAAAACTAAAGCAATTAGTTATGTATGGAGAATAAACATGCAAGCAGAAACATTTACAGATCTCCAAAATGAATTGCGAGAAAAGTATAAGAAAGGTAATTTAATGAATGAGTCTATTAATCAATCTATGGCGGAGGTTAACCCAATCGTCCCCTCCAGCCCGGTCACTCCGAAAGAAGGCCAAGTCAAAGTCTTCGAACAAACGGAAGACCAAGTAGGAACCGAGTCGAAAGAAACTCGGATTAACTAAAAATGGGGATCGACCGTGCTGTCCGGAGATCTTAAACGACTGTAGACGACGGCGCCCACGACAAACTAAAAGCCCCCTAGGGTTTCGGCCTTAGGGGGCTTTTTTATGTCTAAATGATATTTAAGGTCTTATTAAGGATTTTCTTTAATATAATCCATCACTCTTTTCCACATTAGAGCATCCTCTGGATGAATATCCCAATTCTTCTCTGGATCAACTCCACGTTTAATATCATCTCTTACTGCATTCAAAGCATCACTAGGACGATCAAAGCCTAAGTGTCCTAAACCTCTGAGTGATGTCATAACCTCTTTTGGAATAGTTCCTCTAACTTTAGGTCCCAGCAAACGATCTCTAAGACGTTCAAATTGCTCTTCTGTAACCTTATTAAAGTTGGGATCATTCTCATTAGCAGCAGGCATAACATCAGGCTTAATAGCTCTAGTCATTCTGAAGCCACCCCCGCCTCCGCCAAACCCTCCTGGCATATCAAACTGAGACTTATTATGTCTGGGATCATTATCTTGCAAATCCATAGCCACTTTAGTACCTGGGTCTAACCCATACCTAGTAGTATGCGCATCAGGATGTCTATCCTTGTCTGACGGTTGAGAGGCTATGTCTGCCTGCTGGGCTATATGAGAATAATAAGCCTTGTTGAACTCGTCGGGGTCTAGATTATTCTTAGCCGCATAGGCAAACCTAGCCGCAGCTTCTGTCGGGTTGGCAACCTTGTCATGTGCCAGTTCATACGCTGATTTAGCATCCATACCGCCTTTGGTTAGGTCTCCCATCACCGGGAGCTCTGCATTCTCGTGGGCGATCAGGAACGGAGTTATGTCGTGGGTTTTACCCTCGAACTCCATATTCGTGTCTACCCTGTGGTCGATAGCTATCCCATACGGCGTAGAACCGTCCTTAGTGAGGGCAGAAGCTATCAGGGGTACATTATGTGCTCTGTCGATATTAAACTCACCAGTGGGCTTCTCTGGGTCACTGGAGGGCCTTCTAGGAGCAGGGATACTATCCCGGATCTTCCTGGCTGAACGCTCGAATGACTCCTGAGGGTCTTGACCTTCTTCGGTATTACTAGAAGTACGGTCAGGAGCCTGTTGCTCAGAGTGAGGCTGACCTAAGTAAAAGTCATGCATATCCTCGTAGGAGGTGCCGTCGGAGAAGCCTATAGCCATGCCAATAAGCCCTTGTAGATAGGAACTAAGCCCTTAATTGTCGTCGTCATCGGTTCCCTTACCCTTCTCTAGGTCTAAGAGCATCTTCTTCAGTTTGTCTGCCGCGTCTTGCTTCTTCTGTTGTTCTGCGGAGAAGGATTGGGTGACTGCGTCACGGACTGCCTTCGACGCAGGACCGTTGCCTAGCTTAGCGTCCTTGAGCCACTGGAACATCTCGACGTTAGTGTCTTCCTTGGTGTACTTATTCATCGAATCCATGCTAGCAAGACCGATGTTTAGACGGGCAGTCGCAGCCACGACGTTAGAAAACCCTTCGGGTGGAGTGTCGCCGTTGTAGTAAGGAGTAAGCTTATGGCCGATGTTGTCATAAGACCACTTGAGGTCTTTGACGCTAGCCATTCCGTCCATGTTCTTGATCTCTCCAGGAAGGACATACTTACCGAAAGAGTCTTTCTTAAGGTTCTCGTAAGAACTAAGTAGGTTGGTGTCTTGCTTGCCTAGGTTGGTGAACATCTCTTTGTCCACCGAAGGAGAGAACCACATGTTAAAGACAGAAGCCTGACCTTTCTTGTCAGACGTCTCAGGGTCGAAGTGTTTCATGACGTCTTCGTTCCCTGGGCCGTACATCATGTAACCCATGTTCCTCTGAAGAGCCGGGTTGTCTTTCTGGAACAACGTGTCTTTGTACCACGACACGACGTTGTTGAAGTAGTTCATAGCCTCTGAGTTACCTACCTTGTCAGGCGAGAACTTACCCTTAGACTCGTCTAAGACGTGGTTGATTGTCAGAGGGTTGTTAGGATTGCCAGAGTAGTCTGTCCCTGCGGCGGCTGATATATGTCTGGCGTTGGCTGCAGCCCTAGTGCTGTTAGAACCTATACGATTAGTAGACAGACCGACTAAGAAACCGTCTCCGTTGGGATTGTCTCTGACGACAGCGTCTACATTCTTGGCGTGAGTGCCGGCAGAGTTAGGCATCAGTGGGGCTGACGTTGGGTTACTAGAAGCCTTGACGTGTTCTACGGTTGCAGCCACGGCACCACCCTGGCCGTTGTCTACCCACTTAGTGAAGTTCTTGAGTGTGTCTAGGTGTTGGTCTATAAGGTCTCCACCTCGACCACCTATGTCTTGATCTAGTGACCTGTTAGTCTTAGGGTCTACCTGACTGAAGTCACGCATCTGCTTAGCCTTGAAGGCTTGCATATACGTCTGTAGTGTCAGCTTAGCTTTAGCTCTGTCTTCGTCTGAAGTGTTAGTGTCTCTTATCTCAGCCACCAGTTGTTCGGGCGTGGCACCACCTTGACCCATAGTGAACGTATGGACGAAGTTAGACACCGCTGTGTCTAGCCTTAGGTTGGCTTCTTGTTTACCGGCGGCTGCCCTGGCTCCGGGATCGTCTGTAGCATCCCTGGCATTCTTGTAGCGGTCGATGTTAGCCTGGTCACCTACCTTACGACTCACGAAGTCATTCTTCTCTTGTTCGGTAAGAAGATGTTTATACTGCCATACGGCTGCACCCTCAGGGTCTCCACCGGCAGCTATCTTGGCTATCTGGAGGTCTAACGCCTTATCCCGATCTTGTTTAGCCGTCTGGATGTTGGCGTTGATGTCTGACGTAAGTTGTCGTATCTCTCTGTTAGCTGGTAACCCTCTATCTAGAGACCTTGCAGCGGACTCGTCTATGTATTCGCGGTAGCCTGGGTACTTAGCACGCATGCCTTTTAAGAAGTCGTCGTATTGCATGTCGATGTATGCGTCAGAATATTTACCTGAAATACGAGCAGCATGCAGTGTATCCAGGTTGTGATCTACTTGATTGGCAATGTGCGCAGGAGGTGCACCTGCTTGGTCTGGCAGGAGACTGTCAGGGTTGTCTACCGACTGGTTGTAGACAGTCGTGAGTCGCTCTTTCTGCTGATCTCTTAATGCAGAGATACCACGGTTCTCCTCGTCAGAGATATACATCTTGGCGGACTTGTTAAGTACGTCAGCCCCCTCGTCTATGTCAGAACCTATGCCCTTAAGGAGAGTCCCTTGAGATTGGTTGCCTTGGAAGCTAGAGATAGGCCTAGACCATCCGATGTAATTACCGGGTTGTTCTTTGGGTACGTCTGGGTTAAAGATTTCGGGCATGGTTACCTTCTGCGTCTCTTGGCTTTAATTGTTGTTCCGGTGTCTTTGTCAGGTTCGATCAATCCCTGTTGTTCAGCCCTGAGGTGATCCTCAACGATCTGGATGTCACTCAATCCACCTGTTGGGTATCTGGTCAACGAGAAGAACTTCTTGTTAATCTGTGACGGTATGGATTGGGTATAACTCTGGACTGCACGTTCGTAGAACGACACCATCTTCTTGGGGTCTTCTAAAGCAGGATGTTGTACGACAGCTAGATAAGAATACGCCTTGACTTGATGAGCCTGGGCTGCATCCGGATCATGATTACGTAAAGCATCAAACATAAAGTGAAGTTCTTTGGTAGCCTGTTTGTCAGCATCGTCTCTGGCTGCATCTTGGATGCGCATGACTCTAGAACGATCAAACGCATCTATCGTCTGAAGGTCTTGGACTCCCATCGTAGACATAAACCAAGCATTCTTTGTTGAAACGTTAGTCTGTAACAACGAATTGCTCTTCGTCATCACAGTGTGGGTGCCTGCTGCAGTCAGAGGCACATACAAAGAATTAAAACCGTTGATAACTCTGGCTGCTTCTATAAGGTCGTTGACGGTAGTCCCCTTGTTACCGTTAGCAGCCCAGTTCCAGAAGTCGTAAGCCAAAGGACTTGCCTTAGCAAACGCCTCTGCAAACTTAGACCCAGGAGCGCCGGCTACCATAGTCATAATCGTACGGTCTCTAACCATGTCTTCTAACAGACCTGGATTACCAAAGTGTTCGTCGAAGTCGTACCAATTACCCCTACGTCTGGCTGGATCTTTAGACTTAGGATTAGACGTATACCAAGCTAACATACCGGCAGGCAGGCCGTGGATGAATGTAGACAGCCACCAGTTGTCTCCAGTGATAAACTTGTTGGTGTGTCCTGGATGGGCGATGTTTATGTTTGTAAACGGGATGTTAATGTCCCAGTTACCAGACAACATACTTCGACGTATGTACTCGTCTAGACCTACGCCCAACAAGCCAAGAGGTCCATACAGAGGTCCAAACATCATCGTAGTAACCCCGAATAACCGGAGCTTCTCGGCGTTAGTAAGTTGTCTGTTACGACCGAAACCAAGCATGAACTCTGTCAACCTGAGCTTATAAGCCCAGAAGTTAAACGGGATAGAACCAGGACCTTTCTGATAGTCAGCGGTGTGTGCCCTGTTCATGCCGTGGTCTAGAATACTAGCACGGTAGAGAATCTTAGCCATGTCTTCTCTGCGGATTACTTCGTTCTTTATAGGCATACCAGAAGACTGATCTAACTCGTACTCACCTTTGGCATTCTTCTTGAATTCAAGAGGAGTACCTTCGAAGTTAGTCAGACCTCCACCTCCACGTCTGTACTCGTGCCATGCAGTATACCACGCGGCATATCTGACGAATTGAGCTCCTTCTTGGAACGGTTTCATACCGGCGTTAAGTATTGATTGGGCTACAGACTTAATAGGATTGTAGTTATTCGTGTCTACGAGACCGTGTTCGCCAGCGACGTTCCAGAAACCTGTGGTGTGGATACCTTCGTAAGCTTCCATAAGTTCCCCACGCTTCCAACCAAACGCTTGAGCGAAGGTGTCTAGGAGTTTAAGAAACTCAGGATGGGCGTTAACTCGGGTGAACTCATGCATCAAGGCAGCGACGAAACCAGCGCCTGCGTGTCTGGGACCAGCTATACCTAGGACGTTAGTGAATGTCGTTAGCTGCATCGGAAGAGCAGACAGCTTAAACAACCCTAGGATTGGGTGGACTGCGATAGACCTTGCGATAGTCCACGGATCTGACATGGCAGGCAGCATCCAAGAAGCTACGACAGAAGCTTTGGGATTTACATACAAGTGTCCGACTCTTACCTTGCCTTCATACAGACTCTCAGCAAGCTTAGACGTCACAGAGTACATAAATCGTTCTTCAGGATTGAATGCCCCTGAGAAAGACTTGATCTTCCTGCGTGTACCCTCCATAGCTCTGATAGCAGGCAGATTCTCTGTAGTCTTATTCCAGTCTATCTCAGCACTGTTAAATATACGCCACGGAGCGGCCCAGACTTCTTTCTGAGTCCTAGGCTTCATAAGAGGATACGCCTCCTTTAACCAATGGGTTATAGAGGCAATCTTCATAGGATCAGAAGCTTGTGAGTTAGATATTCGGTTGACAGCCCTACCGAGGACAGGCAAAGGATCAATCATCTTTGTGGGTTCGTATTCCCACAACGGGTTGTTCCACGTACCTTTGTTACGAGCCGTGAACAGATCTTCAGAATCACGTTCGCCTGTGTATTGAACTTTGAACTGAGCTGCGGCTGAGCCTGACGTAGTGCCATCTCTAAACTTCTTACCAAACCTGTCTTCGACAAGGTTGGCAATCACAGGATGCTTGATAGACGCCTCACCTCTGTGGATATAAACTATAGGACTGTCGTAATCCAGATAAGGAGGTACACGGCCACCTTGCGGAGTCCGCATCTCTTTGAACCATGCGTTAAACCTGTCTGGTCCCATATGGAGTAGAGACTTAGCCGTAGCCTGACCTACGTCATGCATACCTTCAACCATATACTTACGAACAGTATTCATTCGCCAAGCAAAGTCTTTACCCTCACCAGGGTTGTCGTGCATCGTTATAATTCTGTCGCCGTCGTATATCCACGTATCTGTCGTGGAGTCGTATCTGAACTTAGGTTGGACGGCTGCTCCTTGGAACTTATAGTCGAAGTGTCCACCGCCTCTACGTGGGATCATCTGTCCTACGTCTAACGGCTTAGTCTCTGACTTGCCGTAATTGATTACGTATCTAACCTTCTTGTTTCTGGCTTTGTACGAGACGTCAGACAACCCGTGGTCGTCTAACGAGGTGTCATACATCTCAAAGACAGAAGCTTTGCCTGTCTCTATGTCTTCCTTAATCTGTTGTCCACGTTTAGTCGTGCCTAGTTTCTTGGCAGACACGAGGTCGTCGTCGACGCCTTTGGTATCACCTAGGATTAGAACAGGATCATTACCGGCGGGTAACGTATTTCTTCGGATAGCCTTAACCCAGTCGGACTTAATAGGTTGTCCGCTGTTACTGTCTTTTACCGAGAACTGATGTTGTTCTGTCCCTAAACGGGCAGCGAACTGGTAGGCAGAGATGTTACGTAAAGCAAGGTCCATGTTGTACAGACGCTTATACGCGAAATAACCTTCAATCATGTCTGATATGTTAGACATACCGGCGTTAGGCCAGAACAGCGTGTGCCAGTCTTCTATCTCACCTGGAGACTCGAAGAAGTATCCTTTGTTGCCGTCTTTGTCATAAAGATCACGTCCATACTCTAGGAGTTGGTTGAACTTACCCCAGTTGTCTTTGTCGATGTCGTTGATGATCTTCCAGTCACCTAGAGCTGTCTCTTTTATTTCTGACGGGGTCATAGCCGTAACGATACGGTTCTGCATCTCAGTCTTAGACATAGACATGCCAGGAGACGACACCCATCCTTTGGCCAAAGAGTCCAGCCAACTACGTGGAGTACGGGTATCCTTCGTTGACGCTAGTCCTGTCTCTGAATTACCTAAGAGAGCCTCTGAGTTCTCAACAAATGGAGTCCTGAGCTGAATAGCCCAGCCAGAGCCTTTGTTTACGACTATGGCTCCTACGTCGTTAGGATCAGTCTTAAGATGTACCCCCATCAACGGAGCTTGTAGTTCTGCAGTCTCTTTATCTTTGAATAACGTACCGTCGTAAGTACCGGCATAACTTCTAGTCGTATACGTACCTGTGACGTTGTTGTAGTCAGCTACTGGATCAAACTCAATGTTTAGGATGGCGTTGCCCCATCCACGGTAGTTACCGCGGATACGATCCATCTCTTCACGCACGACGTCCGACTGAGCAATAGCGTAAGGTGTGCGATTAACTTTCTGGACTGTAGCAATCTTCTCGGTAAAGCCTGCGACAGACGAGTCGTTAGCGTCTTGAATACGGTTGGTCAGATCCTGACCGTAGAAACTTCCTCTCTCGATAGTAGGATCTGTCTTAACAAGATCCATGTCTATCCGATAGTTAGAAGTCAGAGACTGAAGATCTCTTTGCTGTTCAGACAGCGGATTAGTACCTGCGTCGATGTTAGCAGCAGTCTGTACTTCTGCCGCTTTCTCTAAATCACCATGAGTAGATGCCTGGACTGCTTCTGCAGGCCTAGTGTTGTCTACAGTAGTAGACGCCTTGACAGCCTCGTCAGCAGCCTGTTGAACTGGACCTGTAGGTCTGCCTTCCATCCTGTCTAGAATGCTTTGGGCTACAGCACGAGTAGCTGGGTCAGCCCTGGTGTCGTTAGCGACGGCACGTATCTTGTCGAGCTTAGACTGAGTCTCCATCTTCATTTCAGGAAGAGTGGTTGAGTCCGCAGTCGTGACGTACTTTCCGGTAGCCTTCGTACCAAACCCCATGATAAACAAACCAGTACCAATCACGTTAGCTACAGATTCGAGAGGTAAAATTTGTCCTTGTTCCTGAGCTTTCTTGAGAGACGGAAAATACTTCTCTATCGTCTCCCCTGTAGCTTCTATAGGCGCACCAAGTATGGCTGAAACTATGTCGTTAGCTATCGAGAAAGGCGCTGTAGCGTACGGAGTCGGATGCAGTATCTGACTAGCTATATCTTGCGAAGCACCTTGGAAAGACTGAGCGTACGCAGTACCCCATGTCTTAGCTACATCCCACATCGTACTTGCGTGAGCTGCGTCTGCCGACACTTGATCGACAGCGGCAGCATTCTGGATGTTAGCCTGACCGTATAAAGACGTTCCATAAAACTCATTGCTCATGTCTTTCATAGGAGACATGAACTTATTAGCAAACTCTTGTTCGATAATAGATTGCGGATCGGCGTTCTTAGGAGGTGGCAGTTGTCCCGTCTGACCTAAGGTAGCCAGCCTGTTGTTAGTATCTTGAAGCTTTACTGCTGCGGCGGCAGACTGACGCATCTCAGGTTCTTGTCCTGACAGGATGCCTGAATACCAAGAATCTTTATTCATGTTAGGCATGTAAGAGCCTAGACCAAACTGAGCCTTCTCGGCACGCAGACGTGCGGTATCGACATCAACAGGTGGAGTTGAAGGACCTATCGAGACAGTCTGAGTATCCTCAGGAGCTTGACCTATGTTTACTGTGTCTACCATTACGCTAACAACATAGGAGCCAGAGAGAGCAGTTGAGCTATATTGCCTGCACCTTTAGTTATGTCCCCACCTAGTGCAGCTATGCCAGAAGCTTTGTTAGCCGAGCTTTCAGCCTGAGCTTTAGCAATCTTCTGTTGATCAATCTGGTTATCCAGGGAGAACATCTGCTGACCAATCTGGAGGTTCTGTGAGAGACTCTCCATGGTCCATGCGCCTTGGGCAGCAGCCTGAGCTTGTCCACCTTTAGCACCAGAACCAAACTGAGCACCGCCGGCTACTGCTGCAGCCATGCCTTGTGCTTGAGTCTTCTGGACGTTACGGAGGTTCTCTATGGACTGACGTTGGAAGTTTAACTGCATCTGTTGCTGACGTTGGGCATTAACCTGCATCTCTAGGTTAGCTGTATTTATGTCAGCCTGATAGACCTCCCCTTGGGCTTTAGACTGTTGAGCTTGACCTATCGCAGACAGAGCAAGACCACCGAGACCTATCCCGGCTGTCCAGCCTCCAAGGCCACCGCCTGCTCCGCCAGCACTAGAGGCGTCTTTACCGCCTGAAATATCATCCGGATCCATTACGGCCCCTGTCGTATATCTTCGAACATAGACCAACCATCAAAGCTGAATGGTTGTCCTTGTACCGACGAGACAGCAATCTGCAAAGACATTCCCTGTCCTCGTAGTTTATGTCTACGGTATGTCCTGTTGAAGTTAGGATTAAAGTTAGTCACTGTTTGGATGGTAGAATATCTGCCAGAGTTGCCAGAGTTAGCGTAGTCCCAGATGCCTTGGATTGTATACGCGTAAGGTACGTCGTTGTTACAGAACATCTGGATGTAGTTAGAGTTCCACTTCTTAAGACCTTTGCCGTGTAGGTTATACCCAGTCACGAAGTAACTGACGTAGTTCACCCCTACGTCATCTACCGAGAACCAGTCTACCCAGTTAGTAGAGTCCAGTTCCTCAGCGAAGGACACATTAGTACCGTCAGTAGCAAAGTATTTAAATGTGGCATCTAATACTCCTGAAGGATAAGACATGTATATCACGTCAGACACATACCAGACGTTGTCTGAAGCTATAGTATAAGGGTAGAAGGCTTTGTTATAGATGTTAAGATTAAGTATCGTGTCGAACTGATAACGGTTAGAGATACCAGCCTCTTGGGTAGACCTGAAGGCCCACTGGACTATATAAGTCAGAGGGTTGTAGTCTCCACGGACGAATCTCTTAGAATCTCTGGGTATTTGGTTGTAGTAAGTCAGAATAGTTCCGACAGTCAGAGGTTCTACCTGCATGCCGCCAAAGCCATAGGGAGACTCCCCCTTGCTTGGAGTAACCGAGTAGATGCCTTCTTCGTTCCAGAACATAGGCAGACCGTTGACGCTTACCAGAGACGTGCAGGATATACTCTGGACTGCGGAGATCTTGTTTATAGAGTAGTCGTTAGCCGTGAATCCTAGTCCTTGGTTACCACGTATGATCCAGATGCCGTTAGCCGCGAAGACTAAGACGCCGTTCTGGATTGAGAATAGGTTATAGATTGAGCCTGAGCCTTGGATGACAATGACACCGCCGTCAGTAGGGAGTTCTTCGTTCAGAGTCTCGTCGGTAGGGTCGTTGACTTGGTAACATGAGCCGAAGTCTTGAGGAGTCTGTACGATCTGGGAGAAATAGATGTTCTCAGTCCAGGTGTTATATATTGCGTCACCGGTAGCCTGCTGTGATGCGTCTACGCCTGAGTACCACACCCTGCCTTGGAACCACGTACCACACTTAGGACGTGTACTTGTAGTCACGGCAGTAAGACCAGATATGCCTGACACAAGGCCTCTGTTCTGGTTGAACGGGTTTAGTATGTAATGTCCTTGCGGAGCTTGACCACTGCCGATAGAAATGTTTGGTTCGGTGGTTGCGGGATTAAACTCACCGGTGTCGTCTTTGTACTCATACCAGATGTCTGCGTTACTGGGATAGTTACCTTCTGCAGACAGCCATTCTGATATATACCCAGAGTCTGCCGGAAATAGATAAATTTGAGAGCAGCTTATAGGGGGCCCTTGTCCTTGGTCTGTAGATGTTACTTCGTATCTCTGATTGGAAGGTGTATTAACATAAGTGATACTAACGGTCATCGTTGAGTTTGTGTAAGCCGTTACAGTACCGCCTGCGGCGGGAGATATAGGAGATAACTCCCAAGGTATGACTACGACGTTTACTGGCTGGCCGTTAGACACACCTGTAATGCCGCTAGCTGTGGGAAATGCTTGGGAAGACACAGTCATTTGGAAGATGCCGCTGGTAGATACCTGAGCCACCCACGGAGATCCTGTGATCCATCCTTGGTTAGTTAAGTTATAGTTATGTTCAGGAGTCAGTGTGGCAGGCCTGAAGTTAATAGGAACTCCAGGTTCGTATATGCCAGCAAAATCTCTGATCTGAAGTGTGATTAAGTTAGCCGTTATAGTCCCTGCGTTGTACGTGCAGTAGAAGGGATCACAGTCAGGATGAAAGACAAACAGATAACCATTGCCGTCTGTGAACTGACACTCAGTCTGATTTACCGTAGCTGTGTTACCAGAGGCTTGGTAGGTAGACACCGTGACTGTAGAAGCCAAGAGCTGTGCGGATAACGGACTAGATTCCGTAGCAGCACTAGACGTAAAGAAGTATAACGTGTTGCCGATCTGAACGACTAGAACTTGAGTAAGACCGTCTCCACCTACGTTAGTCCATTTGTATGTGTTAAAAGCAACGCTGGATTGCATCACAGCCGACTTAACGGCATTAACTTCAAGGTCAATACCTTCACGACGAACAGCTTCCCCAATAATAGAAAAGACAACATTCTCGGTGTCAGTACATGCATTTTCGGGGAAGTTAAGCCCGGTGAATTCGGTCTTAAGTCCCCCGATAAATGAGTTCATTAAAGAGGCAGAAGCAACCATTAGTTGTCTATGATATCCGTTATCTGTATGTTCCTGAGTCTGTAATACTCGGAGACAAACTTGTGTAGTTTAGCGAAGGATGTCCACTTCTGTTTAAAGGCAGGCGGTATGATGCCATCTTTGTATTGAACAGACCAGTGTCCGTATTCTTCATCCATCAGGGCGTGTAGTTCATTCTTACCTGTAAACAGGTTCTTGTCTACCATTCCTTTGGAATTAAGTACGTCTGCTCCTTCTATTGGTTTAAGGACTAACGTCCTGTCTTTAGAATGATTCTTTATGAGATTGGTTGGTCGACCGCTCACCAGTAGTTACCTCCGTATCGACCGGACCAACGACGACCGAAGTTAGGCAGTTCGTTGAAGTATCCGGGTTTGTTAGCGATAGCCTTCCATTTCTGTAGGCTTACGACTTGTCGTCCTACTTCTTCCTCAGCCCGTTGGTTAGGTGTCTGCTTAAGCTCGGCAAACGCAAGAGCCTTGGCGTCATTGAAGAAGAGCGGGAATGTTTGATCCTCTATGGGTGGATATACGTTGTCCTGCATAACCAGAGGAGGATATACCCAACCCCATGCCATAGTCTTTGAAGACTGCAAAGTTGAGTCTTGAGAGTTATCATAAGAGTCAAATATCAGATACTGGTTGCCTATGACACAACAGTATTGAGGTTGTCTGTCGGTGTAGTAATAGAAGCTAAACGACATAGGAAGTCCAGTGGCATTCTCTGTCGTAGCGAAGTTAAACTGTCCTACGTTACCTGAGAAATCAGGTCCTATCGAGTTAGTCATCACTACGAAGTCTTCTACCGGGATGATGTGAACCTCCTTGTAGATAGGACCGGTGAATGATCCTGACTGTGAGATCACCCAATTAGCGTATGTGCCTGAACCGACGGCGTTAGTGACGTTAATCACCAAAGTAGTTCCTGAATAACTAAGGACATTACCAGTCATCAAGATGTTGTAGTTACCTACGACGGTAATATACGCAGTATCGTTGACGTTGATGTTAAGTCCTGAGCCGACAGTGAATGTCAATGTCCCTGTAGCTACCGTGTTAGAAGAAAGAGAAGTAGTAGACCAGCCGTTAGCGTTAGATACAAGGTCAGTGTTGGTGTCGTGAGGTGAGTAAGCTCCGTATTGATCTACCTGAGTCTCTGCGTTATCCGCAGGGTTAGTGTCTAGATACTTCAACCATTCGATACGAGTCACACCCTGAGGGAATGTCATTAGGACGGGAGAAGTCACGCTGTCTGACGCCTGTAGTTGAAACAGTTGGTTATGCTGAGGCAGGTCATACCTGCCTAGCATGTTCATGTAGGTTTGTTTGACTATGTCAGCAACCTGAAGAGACTCGGTGGTGTCAGATATCGAGTTTACCTCGTCTGAACCCATAGAGCTTAAGATGGACTGAACCATCTGTAGTAAAGTCATCTTCATTTAATTATTCCGTACATGAACAAGCCTGTTACTATAATACCGAAGACAGTCATTAGATAGCCACTAATAGGATCTGTAGTTGCACACGCGTGGTGACACCAAGACAAATGTGGTGCTATTACTTTGTCCCACGCTACAGCCTTCCATATGTAAATTGCGTAAGGTATGGCGAACAGATCCATCAGGGCTGCTACGAACCACCACTTACTTTCTACTGTAGAGAAGCCTTCTATCCTGGCTGCAGCAATAGTAGTCTCGTCGTTATCTACAGCAGTCTTGTATCCTAAGAAGCTAGAGAGTAACTTACTTACACCACTGAAGAGTAGGGAGATGAGACTAAACAACAGCCTTCACTTCGGTAACAGCGGTAGACGTTGCGCCGGAGATCTTAGTGGCTGCCGCCTTAATCCAAGAGACTACTACGTCCCAGCCCCAGCGACCTAGAACCCAGCCTGCGGCGAAGATACCGACGTCGCCTGCGATAGTCCAATTAATCCAAGAAGTCATGTGTGTTCCTTGTGTTTGAAGAGTGTAGTGGTGGTCGACACAATACTGTGCCAACTGAGCGGCTGTGTGAGTAGCCATTAGGAAGTTTTCCTTTCGTATAGATAGAACCCAAGCCATATAATGCCTGCCACTAAGACGGCAGCACCGAGAATGAACGGCCAGTCTTTAGTGAAGAATGCCGAAGCAGACCCAAAGGCTAAAGGTATGTTAGTCTTGAAGTTATCTTTGAAGAATGTTTTAATCGTAGTAAAGATAGAAGTACCTGTGTTTACTTTGTCGTTTATATCATCTAGGGAGGGCGTGGGTGCGTTTGTTTGTACGGAAGGTACTTTGGTACCTCCTGCAAGTTTTAACGAACCAGAGCGCACCGTAGCGACTCTAGAACCCCATCCAGCACCGAAATGAGACCAAGTACTGAGGGATTTCAAGAACCTAAGTCTTTCGTCACAAATGGCGTTAATCGTGGCTACCGAGTCGTCAGTCTTTACTTGATTCCATACCTTGCGAGCACGGCCAATCCCACTATTGACACCATAATCAAATACGCAATAGTCCACTCCCGAGGGGAGAGAATCACAGTTAAGAGCATTCCAGTACTTACTCCTGTAGATGGCCTGGGCGTCTGCCAGATGCATATTCTTTACATCTTCGGCAGTAGCGTTCTTATTAACGTACATCCTATAGTCAGCAATAGTAATACCAAAATTAGTCGGACCTCCTGGGTCTTTAGGGTCATTGGTATAACCTCCTTCTGACTTAAGGACTTGCTGTAAAGCGTAGTTGTAGTTCTGTCGCATTATGTTATCCCGAATACTTCAACAGTACCTGAGCTGACTGTCGCACCTGAAAAGCTGATTGAGAAACCGTTTAACGCCGTAGTAACTCCTGAGTACCACCCGGAGACGTTACATCCGATAGGTACTGAAGTAGTAGGATACAGACCTATAGTCTGACCTGTGACTACCTTTACTCCTGAGGTAGCTGTAGGATTGTATATCCTAAGAGTACCACACAACCCTGGGCCTGCTCCGGTAGATCCTACAAGACCTACGGCAGACATCTGGACTGCTGACGCCGTGGAGTTCTGTGTCGTAGCTCCATTAGCGTCCCAAAGAAGG